TGATTGGACACCTATTAATGAACTGAATAGTCTTAAAGATCATCAAGAGTTTCTTTTGAAACTTCTTACGAACAAAGATTCATTCATTCGTAAAAAAATCATCGAACAAAATTTAGCATACTTAAACAATAGGCTCACTTATTATCTTGACCGCTTAGGCTTACCGCATCAAGTATTATTCCTAAATGATTTGTCTGTTGAGATTACTCAGCTTGGACAAGATTTAGACTTTGACAACTTATCAAGAGGAGAACGTAACAGGCTCATCTTAGGCTTATCATTTGCTTTCCGCGATGTATGGGAAAGTTTATATCAAAACATTAACTTATTATTCATTGACGAGCTCATTGATTCAGGCATGGACACAGCAGGCGTTGAAAACGCACTGAGTGTATTAAAGAAAATAGGCAGAGACCGTGACAAAAATGTATTTTTGATTTCACATAAAGACGAATTAGTAGGACGAGTAAACACTATTCTTAAAGTTGTAAAGGAAAATGGTTTCACTGAATATCAGTCGGATCTAGAAATTAGCGGTATCGTATAAAGGTAAAACCCAAAAAGATATACCATGTTTGAACAAAACGATTACCTAAAAGAATATTATGACATTATAGAAAACAATAAAATTACAGATATTAAAACTCAGTATTGTGAAAAACATCATATTATACCTAAAAGTTTAGGCGGTAGCGATAAGAAAGAAAATATTGTATATCTAAGTGCTATAGATCATTTTAGATGTCATAAGTTATTAACAAAATTTACTACCGGTACTGTGAACGGCAAAATGTGGAATGCTGTCTGGAGAATGATGAATAAACAAAGTCATAACCAACTAAGAGACTTAACATTTACAGAAGAAGAATATGAAGAAGCACGAATTAAGCATGCAAAGGCACATTCAAAAAGGATGAAAAAAGAAAATAATCCGTTCTATGGTAAGAAACATACGGAAGAAACAAAACAGAGAATGTCAGAAAAGAAAAAGGGTAAAACCTACGAAGAGATTTTTGGCGAAGAATATGCTGCCGAGATGCGAGAACGTAGAAAAAAAGAAACTACAGGCAAAGTGCGTAGTCAGGCTACTAGAGAAAAAATTAGACAAAATAAATTAGGTAAGAAACGAGATTCCGAACTAATGAAGGCTATTGGATTAAAGAACAGAGGCAAGAAGCGCAATAAAGATGTCAAGGAAAAAATGCGACGAGCGCGAGAAGAAGGAAAACAAACTTGTGAATATTGCGGTATAACCTGTACATTAGGAAACTATAAAAGATGGCACGGTGAAAACTGCAAACAGAAACATTGATACAGTAGAATGATAGACGACGATACACACGACAAACTAACTAAGGCATACATGGCTTACTTTAAAGCGAACGAAGCGTTTGAAAAACGCTTATCGCATCGTACACATGCTGCAAGTAGACGTTTCTTAAGACAAATAAGAGAACTTGCAAAAGAACGCATGGACGAGATACACACAAAGTATAATGCCAAAAAAGAGTCTGAGAAAGAATAGGCACTTATAAGTAAGTTCATGCAGTGGACTTATAATGGGGAAGCAATTGAAACAATACCTGACGAATATGAAGGCTTTGTTTACCTCATTACAAATCTTACTACTGGGCAAAAATATATAGGCAAAAAACTAGCAAAGTTTAAAGTTACTAAACCACCTCTAAAAGGCAAAAAGAATAAGAGGCGCAGTCATAAAGAAAGCGATTGGAAGGACTATTGGGGTTCTTCAGACAGGCTACAAGCAGATGTCCACGCATTAGGCCCAGAAAACTTCACAAGAGAAATATTATATCTGTGTAAAAGCAGAGCAGAAATGTCATACATTGAGGCAAGAGAACAGTTTGACCGCCGTGTATTAGAAACAGATGAATACTATAATGGTATTATTAACTGTAGGGTTGGCGGTAGCGACAAATTACGCAAGGCATTACTAGAACACACCATCAAGGCAAAACAATCCAACACTTAAGGTCGGCGGGCCAGATTGAAAATACCGCTGTGGAAAAAGCATCCGAAATGTAGGAGCACACGTAACATATTGAGCGGCGTTCGGTAGTAGAGCGTTTTGATTGATATAGACTGATTGTTGGCTGTCGAAAAACTGCACATTACACATAAAAACCGTATGCACTAGGAACGAAGCAACGGGTATTATGTGCAATAATCTGCACATTAACTGTTAAAATACAGGCTAATGTGCAAATATTTGCACATAAGATGTCGACGTAGGTTGGGAAAGGTCAGAGCCCATTGTGTAGCAGATAAACACCTACTTCCAATGTCTTGGCTGGGAATACTCACATGAAGACTTTGACGGGACCGTAAGTGGTTCCGTCTGACCGAGTTTATCTACATGAATATCTATAGCGTCACGCAACTTCGTTGCGCTCTGCGCTGCACCTATCATTAAAAAGAAAGAATTAGTTGAGCGTAAGCGAAAACTTGTATCGGCGTAGCAGATACATAAATAATATGTATTAAGTAATGAGTTAAACTATTAATGCGATATCGTGATTTTATTTTAGAAGCAGGTTTTGACACACAAGCACATGCTAATCCGAGAAAGCCACCTGAGGTGCTTCCTTCATTTCCTGGTGCTAAAGATCCTTCTTCTTGGAATAAAATTAAAAAATATCTAAAGTGGCTTGAAAATGAATATTCTGATGTATATAAACGAGTTATAAAAGTTCTGCCAAAAAACATTGAAAAGGATATGATCGAAGAAATTATTGTTGGTAATGATATAAGATATAAAGTAATATTACCAGATGAAATAATGTCAGCACTTGATTATTCTCATACGCATGCTGAACTGTCTTCACCTAAAACTATAACACAAATACAACAAACAATTTTTAAAGATATTGTTAGATTTGCTAACGTACAATATTTTCAGTTACTGAATCCTACGATAAAACAGACGGCTCGTTACGAAGAACGTCCAGTAAGAATTATTAAACATGAAACAAGATCCGGCGGGTTTGGCAGCGATGAAAAATTTGCACGTAGATTAGCAGACACTGGTTCAGACAAATGGAAAATGTTTTATCAATATGTAGAAATTGAATACGAAACTTCTTGGCGAAAACATACTTTTAAAGGAGAGATCGAAGAAGTTTTAAAACAGTTACACGTTCATGCTGTAAAAGAAAAAGACAAAGGTTTAATATTAAGAATTGAAAAAATTCAAAGCAAAATTTCTATGTTAAAAGGGCAATATAGAATAATAGAACCTAAATTAAAAATAGCAGGCGAAAAATCATTAATTAAATGGGCTTTGGCTTTACCTAAATGGTTAGGTAAACACGCTGCTCATGTAGGAGCACTTGGTGGTGCCGCTGCGGCAATATATGCATCTTTTTGGATTGCATCAGCAAAGATTGGTGTATTTTATCAATTACATGATCATAGAACTAGTGGAAAACAAGATACTATTAGGGCAAATGCAACTGCTAGTTTAATAGATGCTGCAATTATAGCAATGTCGTTGGCGGTGCTGGCTAATACAGCAGCGTGTGCAATGTTTTATCAGCATGCTAAACTTAATATAGTTAGAAAAAGATTACCTAGACCAGGTTCTGTAGTGCCAAGTCCTAAGGTAGCATGTAAAAGAAGTCCAAAATGTAGAGCAATCGTAGCATTACTTAACGACTTAGGTATTAAGATATTTGCTGGTGCAGGAATTGGTATCGGTGCTGGAGCTATAGCAGGTGTAATAACCATCTTACCTTGGGACTTCATCGAAAAATATCAAGATAAGGTTATCGAAATTCAAAAGCAAATGCAACAATTTGAACGCGAAGAAGGTATTGCGCCACCGATACGTTTAGACATGGACGAAATAAAAGAAAGCAGTCGCAGTGCTATTGAAGAAGGATTTCGACAAATGGCTTCTCTAGATGAAAGTGGACGCTTTTATGAAACTTATCCTGAAATAGCGCAAGGAACAGAACAATATCTAATAGATTTAGGTTATACTGAAGAAGATTTTGACAATATAGAAGTAATTTTTAATAGCGAAGCTCTTCAAAGCCAGCTTGCTAAATTGTCTGACGATGACATTAATACTTTAATGTCTAAAATAGAATCTGTTTAAAGTAACGGAAGACCAGTTTTATTTGTAGTTTCAATATTATCTTTAATAATACGAGATAAAATTTCTCTATCTTCTACTGAATACCGCCAAAACAAATCTTCAGACTGAACACCGCCTCGCATATGCCAAGCGATTCTAAAAACTTCATCTTTAATTTGTTTTGTATCATTTTCATACTCGTCGACTAGCTTCAACAAGTCAGACTCGTCTAAGGTCAGGACCTCAGACCGAAAAAATCAGAATTATCGATATTAAACATTACAGTATTTTCAGTTTCGCATTCTGCACAGATAGCTTTTTGTGGTTGTATACTCCAAATCTTTTTTACTGACTCTGTATGTTTTTTAATTTCGTCAATAAATTCTTTATCAGAGTTTTTTAACCATTCTTGAATATCTTTTGCGCTATCGACTACTTCGTCGTCAACTTCAACACTTTGTATTGATAGTTGGAATGCTTCGATCGTTAAAGAAGCAAGGTTTTTATATGCTTGATCAATAATTGCATCTTTTTCTTTATCTGGTAAATCTTCTATATTAACAAGTCGTCGACGATATTCATAACTTTTTAGATTTATATTAGTAACTTCTTTATATGTTAATGGACGTAAATTAATTAATAACGGTCCTACAACTAAACTAGATTCAAATTCTAAAGTAGAAAAATAATCTAATACACCTGATAAACTTAAATCGAAATTGTTTGATTCGCCGCAAGATGTACAAGTAAACGTAGTATTAAGTTTTTGACCATACGTTGCAGTCCTAATAGCAATTAATATAGAATCAACGTCAGTTTGAGGAATTTTCCATGGATCTAAAATATTTGGTATGCAACTTTTGATTATAGATACTACTGACTCGCCTGAAAAAAGTGCATCAGGAGTTTTTAGTATGATCTCATCCATTGCTGTCATTCCAAACACTGGCAAATTTTCTGGATCGCCTTGTATACAACCTGGCGGATAATATTTTCCTTTTGAAGGCAATGACAAGTAAATTTTAGGTTGACGATAATATTTCTGTAAAGGATTTGCCATATAAACATCCGATAAATAAGTACATAATATTTATAAATTAAAAAAATCTGGAGATTAATTTTGGCTACTAATGAAGAAGATATAACGGCAGAAACCCTAAAAAAACTTGAAAAGATGTTTAAAGAAGACGGTATCAAGTTAAAAATTGATTATACTGGCGGAAAACCAAAATTAACCAAAGACGATCAATATATTAATACTAGAAGTAAAGCTATAGGCGATAGCCTTGGTTCTGTTGCAGGTTCTGCATATAATTTAACTAAAGGTTTATCGTCTAGCAGCGTAAGATTATCAGACGTTACAAGTGAATTAACTAGTATAGGAAAAGAAATACCAGGAGTAGGTGCACTTGTACAAGGTGTAGGATCTGTTGCGCAAGAAGGGTTACGAATTGCTGAAGCAGGAGTTGACACTTGGAGATCGTTATCAGATGTTGGCGCCGGGTTTAATAACAGCATCATGGATATGTCTAATATGGCTGCAAAATCTAGATTGAGTCTTGACGAATTTGCAGGTATAGTAAGCCAAAACTCCGAAGCATTAACTGCTATGGGAGGATCTGTAACAAAGGGAGCTAAAAAGTTTTCAGAACAAAGTGCAAAAATGTTTGAAGGAAAACTTGGTTCACAATTATTAACTATGGGGTATTCTTTTGAAGAAGTTAACGATATGTTGTTACAGAATATGAGCATAAACAGACGTCGTTATGCAATGGATAAAACAGCAGCTGAAAATGCTTATCAATCTGCTTTCGCTCTTGCAAAAGAACAAGATAAAATGGCTAAACTAACCGGTGTTAGTCGAAAAGAATTACAAAAAGAAATTGACGATAAACTACGCCAAGGCAACGTTCAAGCAAGAACACGTCTTGAAGAAATGCGAGGAAATACAGCCGCAGCTGAAAAATTAAAGCAAGCACTTATTAACATTAAACCAGGCGGGGACGCAGCAAAATTAGTGCTTGAAGAATTGTACACAAAAGGAAATATTGCAAGTAAAGAAGCAGTAGCAGCAGCACAAGCACTTGGCCCTGGAGTAATGAAAGAGATTCAAGCGCAAGTTGCTATGATTAAAGATAAAAACTCAGGACTTCCTGCATTACAACAAAGTGCAATAGACGTAGGAATGGCTATTGACAAAAGAGCACGGTCTGAAGAATTTTTAGCAACAGCAGCATTAGGAGCACATAATGAATACACTCAAGCTAGAGCTCAACTTGTTCAAGACACGCAATATTTTACAGATGCTTTAACATCCGCCAGTGACGGCGCACAAACTGATGCAGAAAGACGAATAGCATATGCGAAAGCAATAGCTGATATAGATAACAAACAAACTAATGCTGGTGATCAACTAACTCATGCAACTGTTCAAGGTGAACTTGCATTAAGAAACTTAGGAAATATAATTAACGATTCTTTAATTGGACCAAACGGTGCAATACGACATCTTGCAACTGAGTTAGAAAGTTTTGCTCAAGGTATAGAAAATTTTAATAAAAAAGAAAATTTAGACGAAGTTGACAGACAACTCAAAGAAACGATCGAAACAGCGCAACAGTGGGCTCCTGGATCACTAAGCAAAGCTGCTATTCAACCAGTTAAAAAAAGAGAAACGAAAAAAGTTGAATTATCTGATCAAGATTATAACGATATAGCAACGTCATTAGGTATGATAAAAGAACTTACAGACGAAACTGGAAACGTAGAAGCAGGACAAGTATTAGCAAAAGGATTTACAGATTCAGTAAAGAAAGAGTTTTTAGATTTAATAAAACAACAAATGCCAGGAGAAGAATCAGTTCCAGAAAAAGTTGCAGCATTAATTGAATCAGGAAATACTCAAGCAATAGAAGAATTGTACAAAAGAGCTCAGCGTCAAGGTTCAGAAAGAAACGAAGAACAAATCTCAGCATTTGTTAAACAAGCAAAAATGACTAGCGTTGATGAAAATATTGCTAATGCTGTAAAGAGTCTTAAAGAAGATACGTCTATAGGCAAAGAAGTTAAAAGACAAACAGGAAGTCTTGGAGCAGTTGGGTCTCTAATTGAAGACTTTGGCAAAGGAACTAAAGCAACATTACACGGCAAAGAAGGCGTAATTACATCTGCACAACTAGAAAATATGGCTAAAGGTGTATCTTCTACTATGCAATCTATGCAACCTGCACAATTTGAAAGTTTGAACAAAAGTGTTTTTAGTGCAATGCAAAATGTAAAACCACCTACAAAGCCAGAAACATTGAATACAGCTAGTTTAGAACAAGCAATAACGTCATTATCTTCGAAAATAAACCAAATCTCTACAAATAATAATCAGTCTAGTGGAAATGAAATGGCAGAAGCGTTAAATAGTAGTCTTAAAGAATTAACTAGCCTATCTGCCAAACACATTAGCGTTGCAGAAAAGCAATTACGCACTCAAAAAGGCATGGGCGGAAATGTGTTTAAAGGCTTATAAGGAAAAATAGATGTCTTGGAAAAAGTACTTTACTCCAGTTAAAACAGGAGATAATATATCAGGAAGTTACTCTGCATTAGGTGGACCTCGTAACGGTAGTCAGCCAGGACCAGCTCGTTCGAATTATAGTTCTTACTTGCCAGACATTTATGTAGGTAGTCCAAATCGTGTTGAACGTTACGGTCACTATAACGTAATGGATTTAGATTCAGAAGTTAACGCTGCACTAGACATCCTTGCAGAATTTTGTACACAAAAAAATGATCAAAACGGAACAAATTTTAAATTTAATTTTAATAAATCAGCAACTAATTCAGAAGTTACAGTTTTAGGACAATATCTAAAACAATGGTTTAAATTGCAGCAATTTGAAACTCGTATGTTTAAAATAGTTCGTAATACATTTAAGTATGGCGATCAGTTTTTTATACGTGATCCTGAAACTAAAAAATTATTTCATGTAGATCCTGCAAAAGTTAAACGAATTATAGTTAACGAATCCGAAGGCAAAAAACCAGAACAGTATATTATTAGAGATGTTAACTTTAATTTTAAAGAACTAGTAGCAACAACTCCGTATCAAACTAACGGCAACATTACAGGTGGCGGTGACGGATATTTAACAGGCGGTGTCCGTGGCATGGTTGGTGCACCGAACGCTCAAATGAGCGGCAGCCGTTTTTCATTAGAAGAAGGCGAAGTTGCTATTGATGCAAAACACATTGTACATTTAAGTTTGTCAGAAGGGTTAGATAATAACTTCCCATTTGGTAACTCATTACTTGAAACTATATTCAAAGTTTACAAACAAAAAGAATTGCTTGAAGATGCGATTATTATCTATCGTGTACAAAGAGCACCAGAGCGTAGAGTATTTTATGTTGACGTAGGCAACATGCCAAGTCACTTAGCAATGCAGTTCGTAGAGCGTGTTAAAACTGAGATACACCAACGCCGCATACCAAGTGCAACAGGTGGCGGAACTAATGTTATAGACAGTTCTTACAATCCTCTGTCAATCAACGAAGATTACTTCTTCCCACAAACTGCTGAAGGTAGAGGATCTAAAGTAGAAACATTACCTGGCGGTACTAACCTTGGCGAGATCGACGATTTAAGATACTTTACAAACAAATTAGTTAGAGGATTGCGTATTCCTTCAAGTTACTTACCTACTGGTGCAGACGACGGTGCTACATCATATAACGACGGTAGAGTAGGCACAGCATATATCCAAGAATTACGTTTTAATACGTATTGTGAACGCTTGCAAGGTCTGCTAATAGAAGAACTTAACCAAGAGTTTAAACGCTACTTACTTGAGAAAGGTATCAACATTGATACTAATATGTTTGACATTGAATTTGAAGCACCGCAAAACTTTGCTGCTTATAGACAATCAGAACTAGACAATGCTCGTGTACCAACATTTACACAAATGAGTGCTATTCCTTATGTTTCTAATAGGTTTGCATTGAAACGTTTCTTAGGTTTAACTGCTGAAGAAATTGCAGAAAATGAAAGACTGTGGCGCGAAGAAAACGACGAAACTATACAACCTGCACCAGCAGATGCCGCAGCAGAAATGAGAGGTATAGGCATCAGTTCAGCTGGTATGGATACTGATTTAGCAGGCGCAGAAACTGAAGTACCTGCTCCAGAAGGTGGAATGGAAGGCGGCGAAGCACCGCCTCCAGAAACTGCAACAGGTGCAGGAGCACCAGTAGCTGGAGCAGTTCCAACTGAACAAACGATATAAATACTATTATGTTATTACGTGAATTCTTTTATTATGATAAAGAAACTCTGCTACCTACAGAAGATGATAGGTATGATCCAACCTACGACGACTCTATCGTTGATCTCGACGACACACGTAAGACTCGTTTAACACTACGTCAAATTAATCGTGCTCGCAAAGCCGCTGAACTACATACAGAAGAAAAGTCTAAAGAACTTGATTTCATTAGACAAATGTATGGAATTGCAGCTCAGGCTGAAGCGGGTGCGATGTAATGGCGAAAATAGATAAATCACAATATTCAAAAGAAGAATGGCGCAAAATCAAAGAAGAGCGTCGTCAATCTAAAGCAATTAAAAAACTTCAAGAAGAAATTAAACTTCCAGAACCACAACAACGAGTTCAACCTCGTAAACCTGTACTAAGAAATTTTGATTCTAAAACTGCATTTGTATTAGGAAACGGTACAAGCCGTAAAGGCATAGATCCAAACGAATTAAAACCTTACGGTAAAATATACGGTTGTAATGCATTATATAGAGAATTTGATCCAGACTTTTTAATAGCTGTTGACGTTAAAATGATTCTTGAGATTAACAAAGCAGGGTATCAACATAGTCACGAAGTGTGGACTAATCCTAATAAATCATACCATGCTATGAAAAATATAAATTTTTTTCAACCATCAAAAGGTTGGAGTTCTGGTCCTACAGCATTATGGTTAGCAAGTCAGCATCAATATGAAAGAATTTTTATTTTAGGATTTGACTACAAAGGTCTTAATGATGGAAAATTATTAAACAATGTATATGCAGACACAAGAAATTATAAAAAGTCAACAGAAGGCGCTACATTTTTTGGAAATTGGTTAAGACAAACAGTGAATGTTATTAAAGAAAATTCACATATTAACTTTTACAGGGTAATATTACCTGATAATTATATACCTGAAGAACTAAATAAATTTAGTAATTTAAAGCATATCTATGTTGATGATTTAAAGAAAATGTTCAATTTTTCTTAAATCTAGTCAAAATGGGCCGTTTTGAGCCTATATCTACGCACTTTTCTGTATAAATAGTAAATAATAATGACAGCCTTACCATAGGTAAAAACAAATTATATAAAAAACATTTATAGGAGAATAAAAATGGCGGATCGCAATAAGTTTGAAGAAATGCTTGAGCGTCTTATCAATGAAGATAAAGTAGGCGCAGAAGAGCTATTTCATGAAATCGTGGTAGAAAGATCACGTGAAATTTACGAAAACATTCTAGCTGAAGAAGCAGACGACGAAGAAGTTGACGAAACTACTGATGAAGAAGTAGACGAATCAGACGACGAAGAAGTTGAAGAATCAGATGACGACGAGCTAGATGAAGATTTTAATCTAGATGAATTTGAAGTTGAAGCTGACGACGAAATGGACATGGACATGGGCGGTGACGAAACCGACGACATGCTAGGCGATCTAGAAGGCGACGACGATGAAATGGACATGGGCGACGAAGACGAAGGTTTAGAAGACCGTGTAGTTGACCTAGAAGATGCACTAGACGAACTAAAAGCTGAATTTGAAAAAATGATGGCTGGTGAAGAAGGTGAAGAGCATGACATGGGCGACGAAGAAGAAGGCGACATGGACATGGGCGACGAAGAAGAAGGCGAAGAAGAAACTGAAGAAGACTTTGCTTTTGAATCAGACGACGAAGAAGTTGAAGAATCAGATGACGACGATGTAGAAGAAGGTACTAAGTCAGCAGCTGAGCAAATGAGAGAATATGTCGAAAAAGTTACTGCTAAAATGGGCGACAACGGTGTAAACACTAAGTCTCCAGTAGCTGGTAAAAACGACATGGGTGGTACAACAGCAAACATTGCAAAAGGCAATACAGCAAATGATCCAGTAGCAGGCGCAGGTTCAAAAATAAAAGGATCAGCATTAAATGGACAAAATGCTAAAGAAGATAATGCTGGTAATGTTAATGTACCAGGCGGCAAAGCAAGCAAGAGCTTGAAAAACCAGCCAGCAGGTCACGGTGCTGAAAAGAAAGGCAAACCAGAATCTGCAGATAAGGGCGCAGGAAGCCCATTGAACGGCGTAAAAAGTCGTGCAAAGTAAGGAAGTTTGAATGAAAAACTTACGAGAGCATTTGACGTTCGACCAGGCTAATATAGTCGTTGAATCTACTAATGAAGGCAAAGACCTTTACATGAAAGGCATCTGCATACAAGGCGGCGTTCGTAACGCTAACCAACGTGTATATCCTGTAAATGAAATTGGTAGGGCTGTCAAAACTCTCAACGATCAGATAGCAGGAGGATATAGTGTTCTCGGCGAAGTTGATCATCCAGACGGACTAAACATTAACTTAGACAGAGTAAGCCATATGATCAACGAAATGTGGATGGATGGCCCAAATGGATATGGCAAGTTGAAAATATTACCAACCCCTATGGGACAACTAGTTAAAACAATGCTTGAAGCAGGTGTTAAACTAGGAGTGTCCTCTAGGGGCTCTGGCAATGTTAAAGAGGACGGCAGCGGCGAAGTAAGCGATTTTGAAATCATTACCGTCGATGTAGTTGCTCAACCAAGCGCACCAGGCGCTTACCCAACACCAATCTATGAGCATTTAATGAATGCTCGTGGAGGTTATAAGGCTTATGAAATAGCACAGGCAACTAAAGAAGACCCTAAGGCACAAAAATACCTAAAAGAATCGTTGATTAACATAATCAATCGACTCCAATAATAAGGAGATTAATATGTTGGATGCACTAAAGACTTTATTTGAAAACGACGTTGTTTCTGAAGAAGTCCGTGCCTCTATTGAAGAAGCTTGGGATTCTAAGATCAAAGAAAACAAAAAAGCTGTAACTGCTGAATTGCGTGAAGAATTTGCACAAAAATACGAACACGATAAAGCAACAATGGTTGAAGCAATTGATACTATGATTTCTGAGCGTCTAGCAACAGAAATTGCTGAGTTTGCGGATGACCGTAAACAACTAGCAGAAGCAAAAGCAAAGTATGCAATCGCAATGCGCGAAAATGCTAACTTACTAAAGACTTTTGTAACTAGCCAGTTAAGCAAAGAAGTTGCAGAACTACACGAAGACCAAAAAAGCATGGCAACTAAGTTTGCTAAACTTGAAGAATTTGTTGTAGAGGCACTAGCAAAAGAAATAGCAGAGTTCTATGAAGATAAGAAAGACTTAGCAGAAACTAAAGTTAAACTTATCAAAGAAGCAAAATCAAAATTTGCTGAAGTTCAAAAGAGTTTTGTACAACGTTCAGCTCAAATGGTTTCTGAAACAGTTAGCAAGGGTCTTACTAATGAGATCACTGCACTTAAAGAAGACATTGAAGCGGCACGTCAAAATGACTTTGGACGTAGACTATTCGAAGCATTTGCTAATGAATATTCTAACAGCTACTTAAATGAGAAGTCCGAAACAGCCAAGCTAATGAAAGTTGTTGAATTAAAAGACAAGCAATTAGCAGAAGCTAAAGTCGCTGCGAAGAAAGCAATTCAAATCGCTGAAACAAAGGAAACTGAGAAGAAGCGTTTAATTGAATCTGCACAGCGTAAAGACACTATCGCAGAACTTACTGCTCCTCTAAACAAGGATCAGAAAGAAATTATGATGGATTTACTGGAATCAGTACAAACAGCCAAACTACGTTCGGCGTTTGACAAATACCTACCGTCAGTTATTGACAGCAAGGGTCCAGCGAAGCAGAAGGCAACACTTACAGAAGGCAAAGAAGTAACAGGCAACCGTGACGAGGGTGTCACAACTACAAAAGCAAAGGACGAGAATGTATTCGAGCTTCGTCGTCTTGCAGGTTTAAATTAATTAAGGAGAAACCAAATGTCAGAACTATTAGAAAGTCGCTGGCAGGACACCAAAGCAGCACTTGTTGAAGGCCTAGCAGGCACTAAGAAGGCTGTTATGGAAACTACTCTAGAAAATACTCGTAAGTATCTTTCAGAATCAGCTTCCGCAGGTGCTACTTCTGCCGGTAATGTTGCAACTCTTAACAGAGTTATTTTACCAGTTATTCGTCGCGTAATGCCAACCGTTATCGCTAACGAAATTGTTGGTGTTCAGCCAATGACTGGTCCAGTGGGTCAAATCCACACTCTACGTGTTCGCTACAGCGATGCCTTTACTGGTAGCGCAGGTGGCAACACTACAGCAGGTGAAGAAGCTCTAAGCCCATTCAAGATTGCTGAAGGTTATTCAGGTGTTTCTGGCAGTGATACTGCTGCTGCTACTGCTGCACTAGAAGGTGCTGCTGGTAACAGAATGAGCATCCAAATCTTAAAACAAACTGTTGAAGCTAAAACTCGTAAGTTAAGCGCACGCTGGACTTTCGAAGCTGCACAAGACGCACAGTCACAGCATGGCATCGACGTTGAAGCAGAGATTATGGCTGCACTAGCACAAGAAATTACTGCTGAAATTGACCAGGAAATCCTACGTAGCTTAGGTTCACTAGCACAAACCGTTGAAACTTATGACCAGTCACAAGTTTCTGGTACTGCTACTTTTGTTGGTGACGAACACGCTGCATTAGCAGTTCAAATCAACAGAGCAGCTAACTTAATTGCACAGCGTACACGTCGTGGCGCTGGTAACTGGGCAGTTGTTTCGCCATTCGCGTTAACAATTCTTCAGTCAGCAACTACTTCAGCATTTGCACGTACCACTGAAGGTACTTTTGAAGCTCCAACTAACACTAAGATGGTTGGTACTTTAAATAATGCAATGAAAGTATATGTTAACACATATGCAGCTGATAATGCACCTGTGCTAATTGGTTACAAAGGTTCTAGCGAATCAGACGCAGCAGCGTTCTACTGCCCATACATTCCATTGATGAGCAGCGGCGTTGTACTAGATCCGTCAACCTTCGAACCAGTAGTAAGCTTCATGACTAGATATGGCTATGTTGAATTAACCAACACTGCTTCATCTCTAGGTAATGCAGCAGACTACTTAGCAGAAGTTGCTATTACTAACAGTAGTGTTAGCTTCAAGTAATAGAAATATTACAAGTAGTAAAAAGGGCGGCATATGTCGCCCTTTTTTATTAACTGAATCATATCATTAATAAAAGATAAATACAATTGTCAGATAGTGTGCCGCAAGGCGGACTTATGCTGTACCCACAGCGTAGCGGCTAGAACCCGCATCGGACTTCTGATAATAGGAGAAAACAAATGGGACGTCCATTAGGAAAGAAAAATTTTGGTCCATTAGGATCTACTTCAAGCACCTCAGGTTATCCTGACACAGGCGACGGCCGCGATATTCACGGCTATAACACATCAAGCAGCTCTGATGTAAAACACACTGGTTATAACATTCCAGTTTACAAAGCTAGAATGCAAAATAGCGTTATGGATGTGCAAGCTGATGGTGCAAATAACTTATACATTTTACAGCAGAAAGGTGCTCGTCGTTTTAAAGTTTTTTCAGCAGCAAGTGGTGTTGAAGTTTTAAAACTAGCAGATGATGACGGTTCATCTGATCTAGCTCGTGGCACAATGGTACTACGTGGATTTATAGGTACAAATGGCAGCGAAGCAGTTTATATTCGTAAAGTATCAGGTAGAAAAATGTACGACTTTAATGGTAACGCATATACTTGGTATGTTGATAACGATTCATCAGCTAATGTACTAATTTTAACTGCAATCTAAAGTTAATGGGGGAGGCAACTCCCCCATTGTATAAGGATACATAATGTCTAAAGTCGTAAAAGTTTATAACAGTGATTACAAAGTTTCTGTACAAGACGGAGGAACTATTACTCTTGACACTGGTCCAGAAATAGGTACTACTGTTATTACTGGTGATTTAGAAGTTCTAGGTACAACAACAACAGTAGAATCAACTGTAGTTACTATTAACGATAATATTATCGTATTAAGTGATGGAACAGCTGGTGCAGGTTTACCTTCATCACTTGGATATAAATCTGGAATTGAAATTGATCGCGGCAGCTTATCAAATGCTCAATGGTTGTTTTATGAACAAATATCTTGGACATTAGGCGGTGATTCTGGACAAGGAACTTTTTATGCTACTAGAACAGATGGGCAAACACTTCCTATAGCAACATCTGGTATTGTTCTTAACGGAGCAAGTAATCTGTACATTACTACAGGTAATGGAGTAATTAGCGTTACTAACACAAATGATTACGAAGAAAAAGTATTTAACTATGCAGCAGGAGTTATTGTTCCAGACGGAACAGGTCAAATTATAATTGATGATGACCATATTCCAAATGCAAAATCAGTAGTTGATTATGTAGATTATGCATTTAATAACTTAACATATAGTAGCATTTCAGAAGGCGATACTAAAGTTGAAACGATAGATGAATACCATACTATCAATGCTATTCTATCAGTAGGTGCAACAACTGTTATACAAACTGTTGGTCAACACGGATTTACAACATCAGACACAGTTGAGATAGCAGGAATTTCTGCTGGCGGTGATACTATTGAAAATCTAAACGGTACAGGTATTACAATTACAGAAATTATAAGTCCTACTGTTTTTAGAGTATTAGTAGACACTACTGGTGGAACACCAGGTTTATATGTAGGAAACGGTATAGTAAGCAAAACTGGCTATATTGAAGCTCGTGTAAAAATAGATGTCTCAAATATTAATACTGCTAATTTTTATAATAATCGTTTTGAATTGTATGATGTAAAAATACAAGATTCAGAAATTGGCACAATCGCTAGTAATCAAGATTTAATTCTTTCTGCTCCTGGAACAGGTAGCGTTAAGATAAAAGACGTTATAGAAATTCCAACAATTCCTTATGATGACGATCCTGCAACAACTCCAGCTGCACCATTAGACGGAATAAGATTATATGCAAGTACCCAAGGTACTGGTAAAGTTGGATTATATTATGTAAATAGTAATAGCGTAAATGATGAATTAATTTCTAAAAACAGAGCATTACTGTTTAGCATGTTATTTTAAAGGTAAAAACAATGGCAATAGTAAATCAAAGATTAACTACAACACAACTAGATATATTAACAGTACCAGCAGGAAAAAGCTATGCTATTACTAATATTTTAGTGTGTAACACAGATTATACTACTTCAGGTTTAGATGCAAGTTTTGATATGCATCTAATTGCTAACGGTGATTCATTAAGTAACGCTAAAACACTAGTTGTAAAAGAGTTAAATCTTCCTGTAGGCGAAACATTTACTTTCGACTCTGAAAGAATTGTGTTAGAAGCAGGTGATAAGTTAAGTTTTGTTGCAGAGCCTGATGCTGGATCTGGTAATACTAATTTAGCAGCAACAGTAAGTTATTTGGAAGTATAATGAGATTACTTAAAGCTCAAAATACAAATTTACGCAACATCTATGGAAAGGGTGTTAAGTATGATGTTGACGATCAAGTAATAATGGATAGCACCAATGTTGCATTAGTTCCAAAAGGAACAGGTAATACAGCATATAGCGCAGGAACACCAAATAATCAACGTCCTGTAAGTCCTACAGAAGGACATATTCGTTATAATACAACAACAGATGAATTTGAAGGATTTCAAAATGGTGCTTGGAGAAAATTTAGATTCAAAGAACCAAATCAAAACCCAGGTATCGTTGTTCAAACATTAGGCTTAGGCGATGCAGTAGAAACAATATTTGGACCGTTAAATAGCGGTGACACAGATTATCCAGTACCAGTAGCTGCACAAAATATTTTAGTTTTTGTTGAAAACGTTTATCAATTGCCAACAACAAACTACACATTAGTTCAAAATCCAGGCGGACCATTTACTATTTCTAGTATTGCTTCTATTGACGGAGTAACTGGATTTCCTACAATAAACACTGCAACTGCACATGGATTAACTACAGGCGACTTAGTATCCATATCTGGAGTTGATAGCGGTGGAGACCAATTAGAAAATTTAAATATTGGAGATGACGCTTCGCCAAACTCTGCAACAGTTACAGTTCTTAGCGCGACTCAACTTGAAGTAGAAATAGACTGTTCTGGCGGAACTCCTGCAAATTATGTTGCAAATTCTGGCGATTTATATAAAGCAGGAACAGTAACAGGACCGTATCTTCCAGGTTGGTATTTAGAATTTGGATCAGCAGTAGATCTTGCAAAACCAGTAACAGTACTACATAATTTTGACAAATAAATCCTATAAATATACAATATAGGAGACAATCTTGTCACAAGTTGGTAGAATTTCAGGACCGTTATTACAGGCAAATTTAATACGTAATGGTATTGATTTAGCTTTCCGTAATAATCTATCTACTACACAATTACTTTACTTAGATGTTAATAACGGCAAAATTGGCGTTAATACTTCTACTCCTACAAACGAACTTCAAACTGTTGGTACACATCGGACAGCTGATTTAATTGTTGATAATTGTGCTACTATTGCAGGTTATGAATGGTGCGGAAATACGGTAAGAGTATTATCAGGCAACATTTATTTAAATGCAGCAGAAGCTGTTGTAATGTCAACTTTAGATAATGGTACTATACGTATTAATGATAACAACATTAGCACAACAATATCCAATGCAGACATAGACTTAACTCCACATGGCACTGGTATTACTAGAATAGTAAATGATTTAAACATTTACGGAAATTTATATACACCAAATAATATTACACTAGAAGGAAATATAGTATTTGGCGATTCAAGTAAAACAGGCAACGACACAGTAGATATTAACGCTGATGTTAATAGCGATATTATACCAGATATTAATGATACTTATGATTTAGGTTCTGAAGATAAACGCTGGAGCGAACTACATACAAATCTAGTTAACGGTACATCAGCAAGTGTAGGTGCAATATTAGCAGGAACGGCAGATTATAACCTACGTCAAGGCAATATTTTTTATGTTAGTGTAAACGGCGATGATACTGCATACGGTGACCATCCGTTCGCACCTTTTAAAACAATTAAAAGAGCATGTCAAGCAGCAGACGCAAGTCAAAGCGGACCGGTAACAATTTATGTTGCTCCAGGCGATTACGAAGAAGAATTTCCAATTACAGTGCCAGCAAATGTTTCTATAGTCGGTGAAGATATCAGAAACGTACAAATACGCCCAGACACTTCAAGCCAAAGCGAAAATGCGTTTTATTTAAATGATAGTTCGACTCTTGTTAATCTAACTATTAAAGATTTTTATTACGATAATATTAACGATACAGGGTATGCTTTCCGTTTTGAGAACGGAGCTGTAATTACTAACCGTTCTCCGTACATTCAAAATGTAACTGTTATTACACACGGTTCTGTTACATCAGCAAGTGATCCAAGAGGTTTTGATGAAGGTGACGCAGGTAAAGGCGCATTAATTGATGGCGCAGATGTGGATAACTCCAGTATAGAAGCAGCAATGCTATTTCATAGTTGTACATTTATTACACCTGGTGTAGACTGTATTACAATGACAAATGGTGCAAGAATAGAATGGTTAAACTCATTTACATATTTTGCAGATAAAGGTTTATATGCTGTTAGAGGAGCAACTGGTCGAACTGGCGTCGATGGAAGTACAATAGAGTACGGAGCAGAAGTTTGTTCTATAGGTTCTGCTAACATTTATGGTAATTACGGCGCATACGCAGATGGTGCAGATACATTAATGTATCTAATTAATCATAACTTTGCTTATATTGGAACAGGCAAAGATTCTAGTAATGATAACAGTTTAGCAGTACAAAGTCAAGAAGTAACAGAATTAAATAGCGGCAAAATATATTATGTTTCAACAGATCACACTGGTGCATTTAGAGTAGGCAATAGTTTCTTTGTAGACTTTGAAACAGGAGAATCTAGTTTTGATGTCGACAGTATTACAGCAGACGGATTAACAAATATTACTATATCCGATGGCACAAATGAAACTATATTAGACGTCAATAAAGTACAAACAGGTAATGTTAGATTTACAGGAAATAGAATCGATTCTCTTCAAGGGGATTTAAATTTTGAAGCAGCATCTGGCGAGATAAACATTCCTACTAATGTTGATATAGCAAATGACTTAGATATTACAGGCAATTTAAGTTTTGATGGTAATTTAAATCTGTTAGGCAATCAAGCAACCGATACATTAACATTTAATGTTAACATGGAACAAAATTTAAATCCGCACACTGATTTGAATTTTGATTTAGGTAGCGATATAAAACGTTGGAATAATACGTGGTTATCAGAAGCGAACATTGACGACGTTCATATATTCGATAACGTAATTGAAACTAAATCTTCAAATGCAAGTTTAGAACTACGTGCCAACGGAACAGGCAGAGTTTACATTTCTGATAGTGTAAGAATTACAAATAATCTAACTGTTAACGATATTACAACACTAGCAGATGTTGATATAACAGGAACATTAACTATTAGTGGGTCTTATGGAGTTACAGGAAATGCTACGTTTTCAGATGATTTAGACATTGGTGAAAACTTAACAGTTGGTGCTAGTGCGCAGTTCAAAGAAATATTAATAGACGACAATTATATAACCACTACTAGTTCTAATGCAGATTTAGAACTTTACGCTAGTGTTTTAGGTCAAATCGACATTCCTTACAACGATGTACAAATTAATAATAATTTAAGTGTCAATGACGTTTATAATAATAGTAATATTAATGTAACTTTACAAACAGCATTTAACGAAGCAGATATCTCTAATGTTACTATAACACAAAACTATATCACAAGCAATGAGTCAAACGCTAATTTAGAGTTACGTGCTGATGGAATAGGTGAAATTATTGCGCCTACTAGTGATGTTGTATTTGAGCAAAATTTAACTGTAAGCGGATTAACAAACTTACAATCTATTAATGTTACAGGAACAATTACACATGTCGGTGACAAAATACAAACCGGAAATTATGATATCTCTGGAGAAATATTTAACGGCGATATTGTAATAGAAGATAACTTTATTACTACTACAACTTCTAACTCAAGTTTAGAATTAAGAGCCAGTGGCACCGGAACAATCTACATACCAGATAGTGTACAAGTAGATAATAATTTAACCGTTAGTACAGACACTGACTTGCAAGATGCCACAATAACCGGACTACTAAATCACACAGGTGATTACAGACAAGTTGGTGATTATACAATCGGTGGCGAGTTTACTGTTGACAACGTTTACGTAGAAGATAACTTTATTAGTACTACTAGCGGTAACTTAGAACTACGAGTACCTCCACTTAACGGAGAAGTAATTTCTGTTCAAAGTAACAGCGTCACACTTAGTCAAAATTTAACAGTTAGCGGTGATACAGATTTACAAAATATCATAATAACTGGACAATTAGACCACATAGGTAATAAAACACAAACTGGTAATTACACACAAACTGGTAACTTATTAGTAGACGGTATTGTAACGATTAGCGATAGTCCTGTAGAATTTGAAGATATACAAATAACAGGAAATGTAATTGAAACAACACGTTCTAATTCAAACTTAGAATTACGTGCAAACGGTACAGGACAAGTAATTGTGCCAAATAATAATGTATATGTTGCTAATAATTTATTTACAGCAAGCATATTAACAGGTAACATAAACATTGATAATGATTTAATATTAGACGAAATAGAAATTCCGCCTAGCATTATTAGAATTAATGACAATTATATTAGTACAAAAATATCAAATGCTGATTTAGACTTACGTGCCAACGGAACTGGCGAAATTTTAATTCCAAATAATAACGTTCTAATAGAACAAGATTTAACTGTTAACGGCAGCACCGATATCGATAATGTTACTGTTGTTGGAGATATCACACAAACAGGAAACAGAAATCAAATTGGCGATTATGCTTTAACAGGCAATGCAACACTAGGATCGTTAACTATACAAAGTGCTGTACAGTACGAAGATATACGTATTGCAGGAAATGTTATATCTACAACCTTAAGTAATTCGAATTTAGAATTACGTGCAGCTAGTACTGGAAATATACTTGTTCCAAACAATAATGTTCAGATTAATAACGATGCGTATGTTGGAACATTAAACGTGAGTGCTATCGCTATTGATGATAGTGTATCATTAGAAACATTAGAAGCAAGTACGGATGTACAATTCTTTGATAATGTTATTACTACAACGAATTCAAATTCTAATTTAGAATTACGTGCTGCAGGCACAGGAAGTATCTATCTACAAAGTTTAGAGTTTAGTGAAGATACTATCGGCACACACGCTCCAGTAGATAGCACAGCAACTGATATAAATTTTGAAATCAATAATAATTTAATTATTAATTCTACTGGTGCTATGCTGATTCCAAAAGGAACCACAGCACAACGAGTAGTTTCTACAGACGTTATTATCGACGGTGGATTAGCAAGTAGTTTATTATTAACAACATTAGACGGCGGGAATGCGCTTACGGTATTTACAGCAAGTGATACAATTTATAATTCTGGCAATGCAATTCTTTCGTCTGTAGGTAATCCTGGCGAAATAAGATTTAATACAGACGATAACGTATTTGAAGGGTTTGGCAATGCAGTTACAACATTTAATGGAGTTTATTCAGATAATAGACGAACTAGGTTAACTGCACACCCAACAAATAATACAATTATTTTTACAATTAATAATACAACATTTGGATATGTAGATACAACCGGCATTACAATAAATGCTATGCAAGTTGATGATATATATTTTAACAGTAGTACTATTACAACTACACTATCAAATTCAAATTTAGAATTAGAACGTGATGGTACTGGCGAAGTTGTTCTTAATAACATTAGTTTAGTAGACAATAAAATTAAAAATAACACCGCAGGAGATTTACTAACATTTTCTAATACAGGATACGGTAAGATTAAATTTGATGGTACTTATGGAATTGTAGTTCCTTATGGCACTACAGCACAACAGCCTGAAGATTCTACACCTCCTCCGATAGGCGACACACGCTGGAATACTACAACTCAGGTATTAGAAACTTGGGACGGAAATGTTTATGTCGATTCAGCAGGCTTAACAGGTCTTATAACAGCATCTGAATTTGATGATCTCATCTTTGAATATACAATAATGTTTGCTTAACACACATTTATTTTAAAAACATATAAATACTATTAATGCAAACGCACGACCAATGCTTGCAGGACAAACTGTGGTTAGCCAGCAAAGAGCAAGAGCTGAAAATTTAGGCTAGAGGGACAGGATCCCCGTGTAAGGAGAAGAGATGGCTGTTGGTCGCATTTCAGGTCCACTCTTAAAGGAAAATCTCATTCGAAATGGGATTAATTTAGCCTTTGAGAATGACCTTCTATATCTTGAAGTTAATAATCAGCGTATCGGCATTAAGACGAGCTCTCCTACGCACGAATTACAAGTTAATGGTACAACTCGTACTACAGATTTAATAGTAGATAATTGCGCATATATTGCAGACGTTACTGTTTGTGGTAATACAATTAGTACAAACGAGCCTTATTTAAATCTTGCTACACTTGATACTGTTGTATCTTTAAATAAATTACGTGTAGATAGTATTGATATAGAAGGCAATGCTATATCAACAAACGAATCTAACGCAGACTTAGAATTACGTCCAAATGGTACTGGAACAGTAAACGTACATAGTAATATGAACGTCGACGGAAGTATACATGCTACGGGCGATATTCAAGCAGATGGTAATATTACTATTGGTAATGCAGACACCGATTACGTTTCTTTTAATGCAGAAATAGCATCAGATATTATTCCTGATTTAGACGACACTTATACATTAGGATCTGCAAGTAAACGTTGGAATGATGTATGGACAACTAATTTATATGCTAGTTCTGTATCTTCTACAGATTTAGAAGTTGACGGTATAGACTTAACACTAAGACATGGTAATATCTACTATGTTGCAGAAAATGGCGACGATTCTGCTACAGGTACTCACATACAAGATCCTGTAAAAACTATTAAACGTGCAATTCAACTAGCAGATCCTGGTGATACTATTCACATTTACCCTGGATCATATACTGAAGAATTTCCGTTAGCACTTAAAGCAGGACAAACAATTACAGGACAAAGTCTACGTTCGGTTATTATACGCCCAACTACAGAAACACGTTATAATGATGCATTCTTACTGCAAGGCGAAACTACTGTAGAAAATTTAACTGTAACTGGTTTTTATAGTGGCGGCAATTTCTTCGAAGTGTTAAGCATGCCAGCAGCAAATCAGTTTACTGTAAATGTTGGTACAAGCCCGTTTGCTCATACATACGTAAGCGGTGGTACTATTGATTCAGACGATAGTACGATTGCAAATGTTTCTAATGCTACTTACAATCACACAACTGGTATACTAACAGTTACAACAGATGTAGCACACGATACATATTTAGGTGCAAAATTATTTTTAAGCGGGTTAACATTTAGTTGCAATAGCGGCACACGAGTATTTCCAGATAATGGGTATGCGTTCCGTTTTGCTACAGACTTCGAAGTAACTACCCGTTCTCCGTATATTAGAAACGTAACTGTCATAACAGAAGGAACTTCTACTTCTGCACTTGATCCTAGAGGGTTTGACACTGGTGATGCAGGCAAAGGCGCTTACGTTGACGGTGCATACGCTACAGCAAGCTCAAATGAAGCAAGCATGTTATTCCATTCTGCAACATTTATTACACCTGGTGTGGACTGTATTACAGCAACTAACGGTGTAAGAATTGAATGGCTAAACTCATTTACTTACTTTGCTAATAGATCAATTTATGCGTATGACAGTAACGACGGATTAGCAGGCGACGGTAAAACACGTATTAGACTAAGCGGAATTTCTGGATCATTTAATCCACTTGATACTATTACATTTACATCTACAGATTCGTCGACTGTGATAGGACCATTAAGTATTGATAGCGTAGATGGCGATGTTATAATAGTTGATGGTAAACAAGACGATTTACTTGCTTTTGATTGGACTCCGGCAAGTATTGTAGGAACAAGCGGTTCTGCAACTGCAATTGAAAATGTAGATATTAAAGACTTTGGTGCAGAAATACGCTTAATTGCGTCGGCATCAGTATACGGTAATTACGGATTAGTAGGTGACGGACCAGGTGTATTAATGTACGCTATAGGTCATAACATGGCTTATATAGGTACCGGTAAAGAATATCAAAATGACCCAGAAGCAGTTTTACAAGATAATGAAGTAATCGAACTCAACAATGCAAAAGTTCGATACAATACTGTTGATCACGAAGGCGATTTCCGTGTAGGCGATTTATTTCATATTGACCAACAAACAGGTAATGTAGATTTTAATGCTGCTAACTTTACTATTACTACAACAGGCGGCTTAACAATTACTGACGGTGTCGATACTACTTATATTAGTGCTACAACTATTGATACTGGTAATTTAAGTATACATGATAATACTATTGAAAGTATAGCAGGCGATGTTAATATCGATGCTGCATCTAATCAAATTAACCTAAACTCAAATGTCAATATTGACGGCAACTTAGATGTTACAGGCAATGTTACAATTGGCGGCAACATTACAATTGGCGACGAAGCAAGCGATACTATTCAGTTTGTTGCAGGTATTGATTCAGATATTATACCAGCAGTAACTAGCATATACAGCTTAGGCGAATCATCTTTGCGTTGGTCAAATCTTTGGGTTAATCAGACAAACATAGACGATATTGAAATACAAAACAATTACATTCAAACTACTGCATCAAATGCAGATTTAGAGTTACGTGCTAATGGAACTGGCGAGATATATGTTCCTAATAATGATGTACAAATAGACAATAATTTAAGAGTTGATGGAACTACTACACTTGCTAATACGAATATAACAGGAACAGTTACATTAGTAGGCGATATTAATCAAACTGGTAATTACACGATTTCAAACGATGTATCGATAGGTGAAAACTTAACAGTTGGTGCTAGTGCGCAGTTCGAAGAAATATTAATAGACGACAATTATATAACCACTACTAGTTCTAATGCAGATTTAGAACTACGAGCAGCAGGAACAGGGAACATATATATTCCAGATAATGATGTTAATATTACCAATGACTTAACTGTTAATGGTGATATAGATGCAAATAATTTAACAACTGCTGGATTAATTACTGCTGATAGTTTTACAACCGGCGATATTTTAATAGACGATAATGTTATACAAACAACATTAAGTAATTCAGATTTAGAACTAATAGCCAACGGAACTGGCGAGATATATGTTCCTAGCAACGACGTTGTATTTGGACAAGATTTAACAGTTAGTGGCAATACAGATTTACAAGATACTACTATCACAGGTTCTGTCAATCACATCGGAGATACAGTACAAGTAGGCAACTTTGACATTGCTGGATATATTTCAAATGGAAATATTGAAATTGCAGGAAATGTGATTGAAACTACAAATAGTAATTCAGATTTAGAATTACGTGCTAACGGCACTGGTGAAATATACATTCCAACTAATAATGTACAAATAGATAATAATTTAACAGTTAGTGGTGATACAGATTTACAAGATACTACTGTTACTGGCACAATACTACATACAGGCAATACAACACATACTGGTAATTATATAATTACCGGTTCATTCTCTAACGGTGATCTTAATATCAACAATAATGTTATACAAACATTAGTTACTAACAGTGATTTAGAATTACGTGCAGCCGGCACAGGAATAGTAACTGCACCTTATAATGATGTTGTATTTGGACAAAATTTAACAGTTAGTGGTGATACAGATTTACAAGATACTGCTATCACAGGAACAATTACACATGTAGGAAATACTACGCAAACAGGAAATGTTAACTTAACTGGTAATTATGATATTGACGGTAAAGTTACTATTACAAGCACAGCGCAATTTGAAGATATTAAAATTGAAACTAACTTTGTTACAACTACTCGTTCAAACTCAGATTTAGAATTACGTGCTAGTGGTACAGGCGAAGTTATAATTCCTAACAATGATGTTGTTATTACAAATGATTTACAAGTAGACGGTACAATTACTGTTGGTGATATTACTTCGTTAGGAACGATTACTGCTAATAGATTTACAACAGGCGATATTTTAATCGATGATAATTTTATTACTACTACAACTAGTAATTCAAATTTAGAATTACGTGCTAACGGCACTGGCGACATTTTAGTTCCAAGCAATGACGTTACATTTGAACAGGATTTAACTGTCAACGGAAGTACATATCTAAAAGATACAAACATAATTGGCGATATAACACATACTGGTAATGTAACACAAACAGGAAATATTAATTTAACTGGAAACTTTACTATTAGCGGCGAGTTAAATGTTACTTCTGAAATGCAATTTGAAGATATTGAAATTGCTGGTAATGTTATTACAACTACACTGTCAAACAGCGATTTAGAATTAAGAGCAAATGGTACTGGTGAAATACTAATACCAAACAATAATGTTACTATTTCAAATAATTTAACTATCGACGGCACATTAACCGTAGGCGATGTTATTAGTACTGGATTAATTCAGGCTAATAGATTTACAACGGGCGATATTTTAATCGATGATAATTTTATTACAACAACTAATAGTAATTCAGATTTAGAATTACGTGCAGCCGGTACTGGAAGCATTATTATAGATACCTTTGATATTAACGATGCTACTATTACAACTACTGGCGACTTTAACATTACTCCTGGTACAGGGCTGTTAAATGTAAACGGCACAGGTGCTATCAAACTGCCAGTAGGCGACACTAGCCAGCGTCCAACAGCAGTAGCGGGACAAATTCGTTATAACTCAGATTATAGTCGCTTTGAAGGTTACAACGGAACTAACTGGGTTAACTTAAAAGGCGTTGAAGATTTAGACGGCAATACTAGAGTTACTGCTGAATTAACTGAAGGTGCTAACGATAATGTAATTAGATTTTACAATGACGGCAACTTAACAGTTGATATTAATTCAACACGTTTAAATGCTCCAAAAGTAACCGTAGATAATATCACTATCGATGGAAATGTGATAAGTACAACTACAACAAATACTGATCTTGTTTTAGGTGCAAACGGCACTGGTTCTGTAGTTATTGATAACTTTGCTATTAGTGATAATACTATTACTAACACTGTTTCAAATAGCGTGACTGTATTCGAAAATACTGATAACGGTTATGTTAAATTTGATGGCACTTATGGTATGGTTATTCCAACAGGAGCAAGTGCTGGTAGACCTCCGTTAGCGTATACCGAAACAGGTATGATGCGTTTTAATACAGATGACGTTCGTGTTGAAATATGGGATGGTAGTAACTGGGTATCAGTAGCGGGTGCCGCAGTTGGTATTTCAAGAGGTGATGCAGAAAATATTGCCTTTGAAACTGTAATAATGTTTGGATAAAAGATATGGCAACAACATTTAAAAATAAAGTAGTAAAAGATGTAGGAACAGTTCCAGTAGATATTATTGAAACTGATGCTTCTACACGAAGCACTATTGTAGGATTAAGCGTAACAAACTTAACAAGTTCGTTTGTATATATTGATGTTATGATACAAGACGATACTAGTATTACAGGTTACTATTTAAAAGAAACATTATTGCCAGCAAATACCAGTTTAAGAGCAGTAAATCAAGGTGAAAAATTAATTTTAGCACCAAGTAATAAATTAATGGTTAGAGCAAGCGTGAATGATTCTGTTGACGTAATTGCAAGCCATGTGGAGGTTGTATAATGACATATTTTGTAGGTAACAGTCCGCAAGACGTATTAAGTGGATTAATTAAACGTTATTTTTATGGACTTCGCAGAAACGATGACGGAGAACTTTTCTTGATACGTGTAGACCAGTTACAAGGATCTGAACAACTTGCAGTAGTTAACGATGTTGGTATTGCAGAAAATAACTTTTTAGATTTTGAAGAAGGCATTGATTACTTAGATGGAATTGACACTAATCATAATGTTGTATACGAAAACTTACGTTACCCTCAGTTACGCTGGGATGGCAGATCATTAACATATTATATTGATCCTGTAGACGGACAATTAATACAAAGAATTTCAGAAGGATATGAATACCCTGAAAATACTTCAAGTGAAGGGTACTAAGGAGCAAATTAAATGGCTGAGTTTAAATTAGACAGATTTAAATATAACTGGAAAGGTGAATGGACAACAGGCACAGCATATAAGCGTGACGATATTGTTCGTGTCAACGGACGAAGTTATGTTTGTATAGTAACACATACTGCAAGTTCCACATTCGAAGAAGATTTAACAGCAACACTTCCAGATTCAGTACCTCCACAACCTCAGCCTCGCTGGACTGTAATGACATCTGGTCGTTATTTTGCAGGTGACTACCAATCAGGAACAGATTACAACATAGGAGATATCGTTGTATATGATGGAGTTTTATGGTTATGCAACACTGCACATACTGCTACAGGTGCTCCGTCTGAAGTATCTTATTGGGATACTCTAACTTCTAATATTAGCTATATTGGGGATTGGGCGTCATCGACAGTATACGGTCCAGGTGCATTAGTAAAATACGGTGGCATAGTTTATAAATGTCTAAATGCGCACCAATCAAGTTCTACGTTAGAAAATAATGCTAGTGATTGGGAAGAATTCCATAATAATATTGAATATAAAAGCGACTGGACTACTTCAACTACATATAGAAAAAATGATTTAGTTAAATATGGCCCTACAATATTTCGTTGCACAGAGACGCATACTTCAACAGGATTTTCGTTAGATATTTCAAAATTTGAATTAGAATTTCCTGGAAGTCAGACAAATGGAGAATGGAATTCAAATGCATATTACCAGCAAGGCGACATTGTAAGATACGGAGGCTACTTATATTTTGCTATAGAAAATAATTTTGAAGTAGAACCTAGCAGACCACCAGAAGATAGTACAGTAAGTTGGATTGTAATAGCAAAAACTTTTAATTTTATAGACGAATGGTCCTTATCAGGAGTATATAAAACAGGCGATGTTGTTCTTCGCGGCGGAAGATTATACAAAGCAGTACGAGATGTTAACACAGTTTTTGGAGATGGAAGTTCTGTTGATTATTTAGATCCTGATGTTTGGGAACTCTTAACTACAGGGCAAAAATGGACAGGTTCTTGGAATGTTGAAAATTATTATAGTGTCGGTGATGTTGTTTATCATTTAGGAACAGCATATGTTTGTAATTTTGAACACGAATCTACTAGCGATAATCGACCCGGCGACAACGGAAATATATACGCATATTGGGATATTTTAGTACAAGCCGGTGCTGACGGAGGCTTACACGACAAAGGCGACTTATTAACATACGGATTATCAAGAGAATTTACAGGCGACGGAAGTACACTAGGAGATGTTAGGTTACCAATAGGAGAAGAATCTCAATTTTTATCAGTTTCTTCAGAGCAAGAAACATTTTGGAGAAATTTTACATATGATGCCGATGTTGTTTACGTTTCAACAAACGGTCAAGATGCGACAGGGTACGGAGTAAGCTGGGATAAACCTTTTAAAACAATAAGACATGCTTGCGAATATGTTGAAGATACATTTGCAGCAGGTACTCCTGTTAAAATTTGGGTTTCTGCAGGCAAGTACGAAGAAATAGGCCCAATTGCTGTACCTGCAGGCACTGTAGTTAACGGTGACGAATTACGTTCTTCTATCGTTGCTGCAAATCAACCTATTACAGAATATAATAATGATTTTCAGTACGTACAAGCATACAATTTACACATAAGTACGTTTATTCTTGATTTAATAACAAACAATCCAGTTATACCAACATCAGGTAATATAGAAGAACAAGTTTTACAAGGCAGCGTATCAGATGCAACTACTGCACAAGCTATTATAGATTTGTTAGTTCCATACGAACAATTTATCGAGTTTAGAGTTGAAAGTGGTAATACAGATCCCACAATGTCAGGATCAAACACAGAAACTGAAGATGCATTTAGATTAGCAGCATATCGACAATTATCAGCTAACAAAGAATTTATAGCTAGTGAAATATATGCATGGTTAGTAGCAACATATCCAAACACAACATTTACTCGTTCTCGTGTTATAAGCGATGTCCGTGCATTAGTCAGAGGATTAGCAAGAGATATTCGTTATTCTGGGAATTATGGAACATTATACGCAGCAAGACGCTATTGTAATGCTGCAAACGGATCTCAATTAGATGATTTATTTTATATGAGAGACACAACCGGGTTAGTTAGCTTGACAACTGAAGGTCTAGAAGGTACTCTTAACCCTCCAGGTGTGTTTGATTTATATCAAAAACCAACAGGCGGCGCATTAGTAAGTTTAGATCCAGGTTGGGGCCCAGATGATGAACGTGTTTGGATTACAAATCGTTCACCGTTTATGCAAAGTGTAACTAACTTTGGCAATAACTGTGTTGGTGCAAAAGTTGATGGAGCATTACACAATGGCGGGAACAAGTCTATCGTTTGTAATGACTTTACACAAATACTGTCAGACGGTATTGGTGTATGGGTTACTAACAATGCAAGAGCAGAGCTTATTTCAATCTTTACATATTACTGTGCAGTAGGATATCTTGCAGAAGATGGCGGAGTAATACGATCAGCAAACGGAAATAATTCGTACGGTAAATATGGATCTATAGCATCAGGATTTGATGCAGATGAAACTCCGCAGACTGTTAGCGTTAATAATAGAAACAATGAAGCACAAGTTTACCAAGGCTTTGCAGGCGGTGCAGATGATAGAATTTTAATATATGAATATTCAAATGCAGGCGAACAATATACAACAGCAACTTCAGAAATTATAGGTGCTGGTGATTTTGCTGGTGTAGAGTTTACGGATTTTAGAGATGGTGCATTGTTTAATGCAAGACTTATTAATACTCAAGGTTCCGGTAGAGAAGGCGGCAGCAACTATTTGTTAAGAAGAGGTTATGCGCAAGTTACAGCAAGCGCAACTTCAAGCATTATTCTTAGCGCAAATGATGTAACACAATTCCTATCAGAAATTGAAGGCATGCGAATTACAATTATTTCAGGCGACGGAGTTGGACAATACGGCATTATAGATAGTTTTAACCCTGTAACTAAAGAAGTTGGAGTCATAAAAGAATCCACTGGTGCAGCAGGCTGGGATCACGTTATTGCAGGACATCCTATTGAAACAAGTTTAGATTCAACGGCATATTATAATATTGAACCAAGGATAGTTTGTAATCATCCAGGATTTAGCAGCACAAGTAAAAATTTACCTATCTCAAAATCATGGGCAGATATAAACTTCGGAGGAACTTCTGCTCAATATAACAGTTTGATAGGACAAGTAGGCACAGGAGATACATTTGACGGTAGTCCTGTACTATCAACATGGCGTGTAAATAGAGCAGGATCGACTTATACTCCAACTATTATTAACCCTGGTGCAGGTTACGCTATAGGAGATACTATTACAATAGTAGGAACAAATTTAGGTGGCACAAGTCCAACTAATGATTTAATTATTACAGTGACAGAAACTTCTGACGATAGTACTAATGCTATTACAGCATTTACTTACGCAGGAACTCCTCGAGGAGGTAGATTTATTGCTATTGATACAGCAGACACAGTGATATATAGCGACAACGGAGAATCCTGGAGCTCTACTTCTGTAACTGCTTCTTCAGGCGATTATATAAAACTTTTAGCAGCAAACAATACATTTCTTGCAATACAAAATACAGGCAACAGTTACTTATATTCTCAAACTGGCGAAACATGGACAGGTAGAACATTCCCAGCAACAGCAGATTGGTCAGATAGTGCATACGGCAACGGAAGATTTGTTGTTATAGCAGGCGGATCAGACACTGTTGTTTATGGAACAGACGGGCTTTCTTGGACAGCAAGCACTATGCCATTGTCTGCATCCTGGGAAAAAGTTGCTTACGGACAAGGTACGTTTGTTGCAGTCGCATCCGGTGCATCGCAAGAAACAGCATATTCAACAAATGGTAGCAGTTGGACCTCAGGTGGAAATCTTCCTAGTGCGCAAACGTGGGTAAGCCTAAGTTATGGCAATAATAGATTCCTTGCTGTTGCGGCTAACGGTACTACAGCATATTCAATTGATAAAGGTGTTACTTGGTATGCTGGCGGCGATGCAAGTTTAAGTAGCGCATTAACTATTACTGATGTAAAATACAAACAAGGTGTATTTTTTGCTGTTGGAACAAGTGCAGGAAATAACATTGCAGCGACTTCAGAAGATGGAATCATATGGACACAAAGAACAATGCCGGCAGCATCTTGGAGTACTCTTGCATTTGCTACACTAGACGATATTCCAACTTGGGTAACTATTGCTAATACAGCAACTTCAGGAGGAGCAGCTCACATTGTAACTGGAGCTCAAGCAAAAGTACGTCCGATAGTTACCCAAGGTTCTATTTCAGATATATTAATATGGGATCCAGGCAGCGGCTATAGTGCATTGAATCCAATCACGTTTACTGTAACAGATACTCAATTTGTCACTGAAGTTGAAATTGATGACAGGATAGGCAATGGCGTAATTGCGCAACCAGACTTTGTTAATAGAGGTCAAGGTTATAGAACATCTACTTCTACTATTACTATTGAAGGAGATGGCTACGCTGATATTATTCCAGAATCAACTGTATTAACATTATCAGGAGTGTCTACCGTTCCTGGTCCAGGTGTACAGATTCGTATAAACGGTATCTTAGATGAAGACACAGACGATCCAGATGACTTATTATTATTTGCTGGTGTTACTATAACTGACTTAGGTGACGATGGAACAGGCAATGATACTAAATTAGTTCGTCTAACTGTATCTCCTAGATTAAGAAATGAATATAACTTAGCACACGGTACTACAGTTACACTTCGCGAACGTTATAGTCAGTGCCGTATAACAGGACACGATTTCCTTGATATTGGTACTGGTAACTTCGAAGAAACAAACTATCCAGAGATATATGCAGGCGGAAACTATTTTGTTGCAAGACCAGAAAACGAAGTATACGAATCAGGCGGCGGCCGTGTATTTTATGTAAGCACAGACCAAGATGGTAACTTTAGAGCAGGCGAATTGTTTAGCGTGCAACAGTCAACAGGTATTGTTACTATTAGTGCTGAATACTTTGACTTAGATGGTTTGTCAGAACTTGCACTTGGTGGTGTACGATTAGGTGGTTCGGGTACAGTTATTAACGAGTTTTCTACAGACGGAACAATGAGTGCAGACTCTAATAATGTTGTACCAACTCAGCGTGCTATTACAACTTTCCTTGCAGATAGGTTATCAGTTGGCGGTGAAGAGCTTGAAGTTAACGGATTAATAGCAGGTGTTGTACAAGTTGGTACAAGCGAAAATCTTATAAAAAGTGTTGCAGACGAGTATTATTATATTCCTGTACAAGCGATACTTGAAGGAACATATGACGAAGTTGATGAATTTGGTGTCTCTACAACTAAACAGGTAGGAATGTCGGGATCATATGTTGCTATGATGATGTTCTTAAAAGAGAACAACGACATTATGCAATAAAAACAGCATATTAAGAGATATGATAAATACAATAACTTGGAGTTACTTAAATGGCAGAATTTAAATTAGGTAGAATTAGATTAGTATGGAAAGGTGCTTGGGTAGCCGACACTGTATACTATCAAGATGATGTTATATCCTTAGGAGGTAAAACATACATTTGTGTTATTGGACATACTAGTGCGGCAGATTTCTTTACAGATCTAAACATCATACCTTCTAAATGGAATCTTGTATCAGACGGTCAAACATGGAAAGGTGAGTGGCAAACATCTACTAGATATATCTTTAATGATATCGTAAGTTACGGAGCAAGATTATATATTTGTAACACCATACACACATCCGCTGCAACCACTGCATTAGGATTAGAAGCAGATGCTGCAAGTTGGGATACATTTGTTGAAGGACTAGATTGGAAAGGTAACTGGACTACTAATACAAAATATTTAATTAATGATGTAGTTAAATATGGAGGAACAACTTATGTTTGTAATACCATACATACGTCCGCTGCAACCACTGCATTAGGATTAGAAAATGATCTAGCAAAATGGGATATTTTTAACCAAGGTATTGAATATAAATCAAATTGGGCAGGAAGTACAAGATATAAAATTAATGACGTAGTACGCTATGGCGGCAGTTTATGGATAGCAACTTCTGCACATACATCTACAACAATTTTCCAATCTGATTCTGCTAATTGGGAAAAATTTGTCGAAGGTTTCCAGTACGAAGGCGAATGGGATGCTTATGCTGAATATCAACCAGGCGACATTGTTCAGTATGGAGGTAATCAGTACATTGCTAAAACTAATCATACAGGCGAAGTACCTAGCACAAGTACAGCCAACTGGGATTTATTTTCTGAAGGATTTAAATTTTTAGAAGATTGGGGCGCAGACAGCGCAGATTACGAATATCGTGTTGGCGACGTTGTACGCCATGGAGGATTTACGTATCTATGTACGGCAGATCATCAAAATCAACAACCACCGAATGCTAGTTACTGGAAAAAATTTACTTCAGGTTTAAATTGGAGAGGCGAGTGGATTGACGACCAAGAATATTTTGAAGGAGATGTTGTACGTTATGGCGATAACTCTTATGTCTGTGTTTTAGGTCATATTTCAGAAGGCGATGATTATTCGTCAATAGGTGGCCCGCAAGGCGGTGGCAACGAAGGATCTCGTCCAGATTTAGCAGACAGCGGACAATATTGGTCAATCATTGCTGTTGGTACAGAACAATCTGTATTAACTACAACAGGCGATATGGTATACTATAGTGGCAGCGCACCAACAAGATTGCCAATAGGTGTTGACGGTCAAATTCTAACCGTACAACCAGACGGAGTACCAGCTTGGGAATCATTAGGCACTTCAGAAGATGTTTACTATGTTGCAGAACACGGAGTAGACAGCCCTGCTCCAATTTACGGCAAATCAATTGATCGTCCATGGAGAAGCATAAAATATGCTTGCCAACAAGTCGACAGAGGAACTAAAAATTTAAACGCAGCAAGATTGCTTGAACTTAACCGTAGATTTATCCAACGTGAAGTTACAGAATGGATCGATTATCAGATAGGAGTAGGTTCTGGTATTTGGTCAGGATTTAGTTATAACAGTGCTTTATGTGAAAGAGATACAGGCCTCATCGTTGATGCTCTTATTTGGGATATTACACACGGCGGGAATGTTCGCTCAAGAGAAGCAGCACTAGCGTATTTTGAAAATTCAGCATCTGTAACATTAACTACACAAGCAGATCAAGATGTTGCTGGATATAACTACATGCTAGAAGTTATCGAAGCGGTGTTAACCCAAACAGATCCTACAACTAATTATCAAGTTACAAACGGAGATAACTCTACGGCTATTGTCGAACAATGGACCGATGCGTCTTTAGAAGCAGAAGCTGGAGTACTTACAAGAGCTACAGAACTTGTTGGGATTATTACTGATGCTCTCACCGCAGGTGTTTCAAGAGATATACCTGCAAGAGAAATTAACACTAATTTAATTAAAGTTTCTACCGGCAAATACTACGAAGTGTTACCAATAGTTGTTCCTGCAGAAACAGCAGTAATGGGCGACGAACTTCGTTCAACACATGTATTACCAAGAAAATCTTCTAATGGAAGTTTAACTCCTGTAAATGATGTAAGAATTACTTATAAAGGTGTGGAAAGAATCGAAGAAATTGTAAACGATATTGTTACAGGAGTAACAGTACCAGCTACAACAGGTAATGCCGAATTACAAAATCAAGATTGGCCATATGCAGAAACTACAGTAGTAGGACCGCAAGTTTCTAAACTTGCAAGAACTATTAAACGACAAATTGATTATCAAACAAATCAAAAAGTTGAAGCAACTTACACTCCAGCATACAATTTAACTGATGCTAATTACGGTTATTCTAGAGATTTATTTTTATTGAATAAAGATTTTATTAAAGCAGAAATTGAAGCATTTCTTGATGAAGAATATCCAGACTTAAATTACAGTAGAACAACATGCTTACGTGATGTTGGTTTAATAATGGATGCTGTTGCATACGACTTAACATATGGCGGCAACTGGATGAGTGTAGAAGCAGGCAAATCGTATTATAATGGTTCTACGAATGAATTGCAAATAGAAACAGCAGAAAAAACTGCAACTATTGCTTCAATGGGATATTTAAGTTCATTGATGCAAACTACTGGTAGAAACATTACAGTTAATCCAACGTACCAAACTCCTGCAACTGTTGGAGATGTTAGTACAGTTCCTGTTCCTCAAGTTAGTGGCACAGGTGGTAGTGCAGGAGTGTCAACGGTTATTGGTAATCTAATTGATGATGTTATTACAGTTATAAGAGATGGATACAATAGTGCTCCAACGATTACATATCCAACTATTGCTACAGATTCAGACGCATATACTGCACAGACTGCATTAAATAGTGCTAAAACTAGCATACAGACAGGAACTATTGATTTTATTAGTAAAAACTTTGGTAGTTTCCGTTATGATAGTTCAGTATGTCGTAGAGATTTAACTAATATTTTAACCGATGTTGCATATGATATTGCATTAGGAACTAATTATAATGCGATAGTTAACGGATTAGCATATCAACGTCCAACAAATGCTTATAATTTAGCAAACGAAAAAACACAAACTATTGGTGCTATTCGTTACGCCAGGGATACTATCGAAGATGAACTAAGTGATTCAACAGCAATCACTCGTAGTAATGCTGCATTTAATGAAATTGTTGACATTATTGCAAACGGCAGCGGAAACGCAGATACGTTAACTTATCCTGCACCAAGCACACTTCCTTCGACTGATGCAGATGATGCACTTGCACAATTAGTAGCTAATAAGACATTTATCCAAGCAGAAATTGTTGGGTGGATACAAGATCAAGTAACATACTATACTACAACAGTACCAACTCCGGCAAGTATTTGGTATAATTTCTCTTACGACACTGCAAAATGTTCAAGAGATGTTGGATTTATTGTTGAAGCAATGAAATATGACATAATTTACGGTGGCACAATGGCTACTACACGTATTGCTGAATCGTATTTTGGTATTGATGGAACAGCATATCCTGCAAGCGAAACTGATCAAACATCAGCAGCATACGGACATTTATCAGATGTGTTAGGTTATGTTGTGCGAGCACAAACATCGCCTACCTGGACTAAGTCTCCTAATAATGCAGAAACTCAGGATACAGGCGGAACAGCAGCAGGCGTTACAGAAGCAAATGCATTAGCTGCTAAAATAACTATCATTACCGATGCTATAGATGCAGGAAATACTGCTAGTTTGCCAGCAGTAACTTATCCAAATCTTGCATCATTAAATGTTAGTGCTACGTTACAAAGCGAAAAGAGTGCAGTTGATTCTGCCAAAGCGCAAACAATATTAGATACAATACAATACATTAGTGATACATATAATGATTTCAATTATAATCACGCCAAGTGTTCAAGAGACGTAGGCTTAATTATTGATGCAGCAGTATACGATTGGGCAACTGGTTCTAACTTTGCAGGCATGATTGCAGGCTATTCGTATGCTAGGGCACCAAGTTCAAATGTTATTAGTGATCAAAAAACTGCAAGTATTGCAGCATTTGAATATGCAAGACAACAAGTTCTATCTATAGTTGAAAGTTACGGATCACATCCACAAGGGATCCTTGCCGTCAACAATACATTCGAATGGATCGATGATTTTATATTCTCTGCAAATGCAGAAGGCGGCAACGAACAAGTAGATGATTTCGAAGTTTATAATGCTATTAGACAGTTAGAGCTAAACAAAGATTTTATTACGGCAGAAGTACATGCGTATATGGACTATTGGTTTAGTATAGGTGTAACATCATCAAATACATCAAATAATGAATTAACAGTTGCAGATACTAGCTGGTTAAAACCAAATCAAGCAATTCGTTTCGTTGATTTAGACGATAGCACCGGCTCTGTTGTAGATGCTGGACTAGCACTAGATACAACTTATTATGTTAAAGATATTACATCTAGTACAACATTAACAGTATCCGTTACTCCTGGAGGTTCAGCAGTAAGTCTAACAACAGAAAATAGCGGATTTATATACGACCATGAAAAATGTCGTAGAGATACCAGCTATATTATTGACGGTGTAAGTTATGACATGGTTCTTAACACTAATTATAATCAAGTAGTTAATGGACGTTCTTACGTTGGCGGAAGTGCATCAGAAGTACTTGCCAACGAAAAAACAGAAACTATAGCAGGTATTAACTACGCTAAATCTTTAGCAGCTAATTTATATGAAGTTAGAAACGATGCAACAGCATTAGCACGTTCAAATGCTGCGTTTACAGAAATTGTTGACATTATTAACAATGGTGCTGGAGCAGCAGACAGTATAACATTTAATGTTCCTACTGGTGCAACTACTGGACAACAAAATGCTGTGTTACAATTGCAAGCAAATAGATCATTTATACAAGGTGAAATTACTGCTTGGATTCAAGATCCTCTTAACTACCCTTCATTAGTTTATGATGTAGCAACTTGCGAAAGAGACGTTGGTTATATTGTTGATGCGCTATGTTATGATATATTATATGGTGGTAATAGCGCAACTATACAAGTTGCAAAATCTTATTTTATAGGTGCTGTTTCGCAATTGCCGGCAGGAGAAAAAACACCAACTTATCTAGCATATAATTATATGCAATCATTTATTGATAATATTATTGAAGATAATACTAGTTGGACTCCAAAAAGCGGCGGATCACAAGATACATCAAATGGTCCAGGTACATCTACAGAATCTAATAGAGCGATAACATTAATTGAAATAATCGAAGATGTAATACAAGCAGACAGTTTAAGCGGATTACCAAGTACAAATTATCCAAATGTATCGTTCGCTACTCAAGGATTGCGTGACGCTCAAGTAGCAATGTTTAATAATAAAGAAGATATTATTATTAAAACAACTAGATACATTGATGATACATATGCACAAATGTTCCGTTTAGAAATGGATTATGACTATAACATTAACTTATGTTCAAGAGATGTCGGCGAATTTGTTTACGCTATGAAGTATGATTTAACTTGGGCTCAACAGTGGAAACGCGAATACACTGATAATGTTACATTATACCGTCCAGCAAGTTATAAGACCCGAATTGCTGCGGAAGCGTATGTAAATGCTGTAACTGGTTCGCAGGAAGAAAACATGTTCTTAATGCGTAATGGAACAGGATTACGTAACATGACATTAGATGGATTAGACGGTTATCTAACTTATGCCGGCAGCGCATATGGTACTCCTCGTGTAACAGCTGGTGCTTATGCATCACTAGATCCAGGTTGGGGACCAAATGATGAAAAAGCATGGATTACATCACGTTCACCATTCATGCAAAGTTGTACATGTTTTGGTAACTGCGCTATAGGACAAAAGATCGATGGTGCGTTACATAACGGTGGGTATGACTCTATGGTGTCAAATGACTTCACTCAGTTAATTAGTGATGGTATTGGCGCCTGGGTTACTAATAATGGCAGAGCAGAACTTGTATCAGTGTTCACATACTATTCATCAGTTGGTTACTTAGCAGAAAACGGTGGACGTATTCGTGCTACAAACGGTAACAACTCTTACGGTAGATACGGTTCTGTAGCAGAAGGTACTGATGTCGAAGAAACTCCAATAACAGGTATTGTTGATAATAGATTCCAGTATAATGCAACAATTGCTATAGTAAATACTAACACCGATACACTACAAAACATAGAGTTTAGCCATGCTGGTAATGAATATACTGAAGCAGAAATTGAATTCTTTGGTCCGGGCTCTAGTGAAGTAGTTATTGCAGATGAATTTAGAGACGGGGCTGTATTCCAAGGAGGAATTGACGAAATAAATGATTCTTCAGGAGCTGCTGGTGGTAGCGGATACTTGGTTGTAAGCAATACAGCACAAGCAGGATCTACAACAGGTATTACTCTTGCTGCTACAGACGGTAATTTATCAACTGCATACCCTGGTATGAGAATACAAATTGTAGGTGGTGCCGGTATAGGATTATACGGTATTGTAGATACATATAATGCAGGTTCTAAAGCAGCAACAGTTGTAAGAGAATCAGACGGCGCAGCAGGATGGGATCACATAGTACCTGGAACACCGTTTGTTTCGCCTAACTCAACTTCGGTATATGAAATTGAACCATATGTTTCATTTACCGCCCCGCCTAAAGCATCTGGTGCAGCAGTTTTACCTGCTACAACTACTTGGTACGATGCAACGTACGTAGAAACATCAGCTGAATATACAAATGTTTCTTCAAGCACAGAGTCGGACGGAACAGGCGCAACATTTGATATTACACGTAATGGTAGTAAATATTATGTAAGTATTAACACAGCAGGTACAGGATATTCAAGACTTGATACATTAAGTATACATGGTAGTAGTGTTGGTGGTGCGAACAGTACACACGATATTACTATTACTGTTACTACTGTTAATTCAACTACCGGTGCTATTATTGACTTTGATTTTGACGGATACGGTAGAAAAGGTAGATTCCTTGCTGTAGGCGCAGGAACTAACGGAGCATTTAGCTTAGATGGTCAAAGTTGGTCAGCAGAAGCATTGCCAGCACCAAGTGCAGGTAATTGGAATTCAATTGCTTCAGGATTACAAGATGATGGATCTACAACATATCACGAAAGTGCTGTAGTTATAGTAGCTGACGGGTCTAACGACGTAATATATGGTTCAGATGCAGATACTTGGAGTACTGGAGTTACATTGCCGGCAGGAATGAGCTCTGCAGGTGAAAAGAATATTGCATACGGTAATGTTGTTGGTACTGTTAATAACAGATTTGTTGTTATTTCAGATGACGACAGAGATGTTGCGTATTCAGATAACGGTGGCGCAAGCTGGACACTAACTACTAATGCATTGCCAGCTATAGGTTATACAGATATTTGCTACGGTAAAGGATTATGGGTTGCAGTTGATACAGGATCTACTAATATTGTTTATTCAAGCGATGGTATTACATGGGCGGCAGCAAGCATAGTTCCAGGCACAGTAGCAGGCAACGTCGCTTGGGGTAACGGACGATTTGTTGTAGTCGGCGGGACCAACGGTGTTATGTATTCATTAGACGGTGATAACTGGTACGACCCAGAAGACTCAGATGGTAATGCATTAACACTTAACTTAGTCGCTACAGAACGTAAAGTAACATACGGCCAAGGTGTATTTGTTATTACATCAGATGATACTGATCAAATTGAATACTCACAGGATGGTTTAGTTTGGACGGCGTATACTCTATCAGGCGGTACAGTTACTGGTGGATTTAATAGTGTTGCATTTGGTAATCCAGATAAAACAGGTATATTTGCAATACTTCCAAATTCTTCAAGTACTGCTGGTAGATATGCTAACATTGGTGCTACTACTAGAGCTAGAGTTGGCGTTGCAAACGAACAAGTATATGAAATTAGATTATACGAACCAGGGTCAGGATATCCGTTATCTACACTAGATGCAAATTATCCAGAAATTACAGTCACAGATCCTAATAACATTAATGATGTTATTATCAATGTTAGAGTAGGCAATGGAGCAATAGCAAATCCAACTTTTGTTAATAGAGGTTCTGGATTTATAAGTTCTAGTGCCACAGTTAATAGCACTACTAGTAACGGTTATGCTGATTTCTTACAAAATGGAAATTATATTGCTGTAAGACAATTAACAGAGCGACCTGTTGCAGGGTCTAACGTAGAATTTGCTAGTTTACCAGGACAGTATTTCAAACTAGTTAACACTGTTTCTTTCCTCGGTAGCAATGATGGTTCTTATACTGCATTCTTACAAATATCGCCTAATATGGAAATTGCAGACGCACCGCCAGACAGTGATCCAATAGAAATGCATATTAGATTCTCGCAAGTACGTTTAACAGGACACGATTTCCTTGATATTGGTTCTGGTAACTTTGAAGATACTAATTATCCAGGGACTCCTGTTAATACACCAGATCAAACCAAAGAAACTAGTGATTTTGGCGGCGGCCGTGTGTTCTACACTGCTACTGACCAAGATGGTAACTTTAGAGTAGGTGACTTGTTCAGCATTGAGCAAGCAACTGGTGTTGCAACATTGAATGCTGAAGCATTTAACATTGCAGGTCTACAGGAACTTACACTAGGTGAGGTTACACTAGGTGGTAACTCTGCAAGTATTACTGAATTTAGTACAGACCCGTTCTTTACTGCAAACAGTGATACTATTGTACCAACCCAACGTGCTGTTAAAGCATACATTGAAGCACAAATTGGTGGCGGTGGTGCATCACTAGTTGTTAACTCAGTAACAGCAGGTGATGTGTTTATTGGATCCAACCTAATTACAACAGTAACAGGTAATCCGATAAATATTAAAGGTAACATAGTGTTTAGCGGCACTGTATTAGGCTTACCACTAGCATATAACTATTTCTTAAAATAAGATTGGAGACACATTAAAATGGCAAATGGAATATTAAGTAATGGAGGCACTAACCCAGCAGCGATTGGTGCTTCAAACACAACAATTTATGTTGTACCTGCAGATACATTTACAGTAGCAACAGTAAGTATGTGTAACAGAGGAGCAGCAGATGTAACTGTACGTTTAGCGGTTGCTGCTTCTGGTACGCCTACAACAGCAGATTATTTAGAGTATGATGCAACACTTGTACCAGGTGGTGTATTAGAACGCACAGGTATTGTATTAAATGCAGGAAAGTATATCGTAGCATACGCAAGCGCATCAACAGTTTCTGTTGTAGCATATGGTATTGAAACTGCTACTGCATAAGGACGATAAGGAATAAGTTATGGCTAGAAAAATTTCAACAGGTACGGTAGGTGATCCAATCTTAGGTGTCTTAAAAATAACAGATACTACATTTACTCCAATTAATAATAATACTAGTATTGTTTTAACACCAACAGGAACAGGTGTTATTGAAGCAAATACTGATGTTAGTTTTAAGGCTGGAAATAGTGCATTGTTTTATGATGCAGATGGTAGTAACTATGTAAATGTTAGCGCACCTGCTTTATCAAGCAATATAACATTTACGCTTCCTAATTCTAACGGGTCAAACGGACAAGTATTACAAACTAACGGATCAGGAGTATTAAGCTGGGTTGAAAATGGTGTAGTTGAAATATCAAATACTTCAGTACCTACAACAGAACAAAATCTTGCCTGGGTAGATACCACTAGCACATCTAACGGTTCGTTAACTACATTAAGTGTGACTTCAGCAAAATTAACATTTAAACCAAGCGACGGAACGGTAAGATTTAAAGGTAACCAAACATCGTCAAGTACTACTACAGGTACGCTTATTGTAACAGGTGGAGTTGGTGTTTCAGGCCAAGTAACGTGTACAGATTTAAGTGCAGGATCAATTACAGAAACTTCAAGTATTACATACAAAGAAAATGTAAACCCAATAACAAATGCACTTAACTCAATTTTACAATTAACAGGTGTAACATATGATAGAAAGAATAGTGTTAAAAAAGGTGAAGCAGGTCTAATTGCAGAAGAAGTTGCACCTATTATTCCTAATGTTGTTGCGTATAAAGACGGCAAACCTGATGGTATTAATTATACAAAATTAAGCGCATATTTAATAGAAGCAATTAAAGAATTAAAAGAAGAGTTAGACAGGATTAAAAAATAATGGCATCGCTAACAAGTCTTACAATTTCTGACAGCGGAAGTATTGAATTACCAACAGGCACAACAGCTCAACGACCAACTCCTGCAAATGCAGGGTATACTCGTTTTAATACCGATACGAATGTTGTAGAAGTTTACGATGGAACTAGTTGGATTACTTTAGAAAACGAAATTTCTGCCAGCGTCACTGGCACTGTTTTAACATCAGAGTTAGCAGATAACGGAAAAAGATATAAAGTACACCAATTTATGGGAACCGGTAGTTTTACACCAAGCTCACCAGGAAAAGTAGAATATCTTATAGTTGCTGGCGGCGGCGGTGGCGGCTGCTGGGTTGGCGGTGGTGGTGGTGGAGGCGGTATGCTGTCAGGATCTGCGCAAGTTACCGGCGGAACATCGTATACTATACAAGTGGGTGCCGGCGGAAACGGAGAATATAACCCAGGCGGCTACAGCGGAATGCCAGTTGCAACTAGCGGTGGAAATTCTTCTGCATTTGGAATTACTGCTACTGGTGGCGGACGTGGTGGCTCGTGGTCACCGCATAATGCGTTTTCTGGAGGATCTGGCGGTGGTGAAGGCTACAGCGATCCAAACAGAAGTGGAATAAATGGACAAGGATATCCTGGAGGTAGCGGATTAGGAAATAGTCCATACGGTTATCCTACCGGCGGAGGAGGTGGCGCGGGTGCCGCAGGAGGTAATTACACTACTGTAAAATCTGGTTCAGGCGGCGCAGGACTACCTAGCAGAATTACAGGATTTACTACATATTATGCCGGCGGCGGTGGCGGAGGATTTCATGGAAGCTCTTCAAATGCTGACGCCGGCGACGGCGGCATTGGTGGCGGTGGAATGGGAGACGGTCCTAACAACGGAAGCTCCGGAACATCTAACCCTAACCTAACTAGTTCAATATATCAAGGTAGTACACACCCGTCAGGACAGCCAGGTGGATTTGCATCAGGTGGCGGAGGCGGTGGCTCCGGCTCAGGCGGAAGCTATGTGTCTCGAGGAGGCAATGGAGGTAGTGGTGTAGTTATTGTTCGTTATCCTATAAACACAGATTTTGATAAATTAATCACTCCGCAACCAATACATAGAGATAGCGGAATGATTATCAGTGTTGACCCTGGAGATCCTAGATCCTGGCGTAAAGCAACATACAGTTCTAACCCAACTATGTATGATTTAAGCGGTAATAACAGACATGCAACTTTAAGAAATAATCCTACTTATGATGGGGAAGCGGGCGGATGTTTCCAGACTAACGGAATAAACCAGTTTTATGCATTTGCAGGCGATCAAGGAACAAAGTGGTGTAGTGCAGATCCAGTTGGTAGAAATTACATAACATACGAACTATGTTTTAAGACTTCTGATGGTAGCGGGCAGCTTATTTCTAAACCGTGGAATGGTAGCGGACAATACAATATAACATTTAGCCCAGGCGGATTAGGGTTGTATGACGGGAACAGTTACTCTCATAGTTTTGCACAGAGTATGGCGGATGGAAATTGGCATCATGTGATTATAGCTTTAAACAGAACAACCGTGACCATTTATAAGGATGGAACCCAAATTGTAAACGAAGCACATAATATGAGCGGCACTGGTCCTAGTGTTGCAAACAACACTCTTAATTTGTGCGTAGGCACACTTTATCCTTATGGTGGTTGGTTCAATCAACCAGGACATGCTGTAGCAGGTAAATTTGGTATATTTAGGCTTTATGATTATTATATGCAAGAAGTAGAAGCACTGGCTAACTTTGAATCATTAAGAGCAAGGTACGGATTATAATGGCAAATTTAAAAAACACAACAGTTTCAGGAAGTCTTACATTACCGTCAGGAAACATAAGCGACAGAGCAACAGCAGTTGCAGGTAAATTTCGTCACAACAGTGTAACCGGTGCTTATGAATATTACGACGGAACAAAATGGGTAACGCGGCATTCAGGTGTTAGTGCCACAGGCGGTCAAGACATCTACGACATTGGACCATATAGGGTACATGTGTTTACAGGAACGTCGTCGTTTGTAGTAAGTTCCGGAGGTATAGTTGATGTACTCTTAGTTGCCGGTGGCGGAGGCGGTGGCTCACATGTTCCTGGTGGAGGCGGAGCCGGCGGCCTTATTTACAGGCCAGGCTTAGAAGTTTCTGCAACTACGTATTCAATTAGTATAGGCAATGGTGGCAATGGTTCATATAATCCAGGCGGCTACACCAGCATGCCTAATGCTACTCAAGGCGGAGATACTACAGGGTTTGGTTTAACCGCAAAAGGCGGCGGTCACGGCGCAAGTTGGACGCAAGATCAACGTTCTAGTATATCAGGTGGCAGCGGTGGCGGAAACAACATTAACAGAAACTCTAGTGGAGGAGCAGCAACTCAACCTAGTCAATCAGGTGATTCAGGAACGTATGGTTTTGGCAATGCCGGCGCAAGTAGTTTAGAATCAGGAAGCTCTCCTTATCCATGCGGCGGAGGCGGCGGCGCCGGAGCTCCTGGCACTCCTGGACCTATTCTTGAAAGAGCAGGTGATGGTGGCCCAGGTAGGTATTATGGTGATAAGTTTGGCACAAAATATGGTGAAAACGGCTGGTTTGCCGGTGGCGGGGGTGGTGGCGGCTGGGGTAATCCTAGTAACGGTCGAGGCTTTGGCGGCATAGGCGGCGGTGGTGACGGTAGCTCTCCTACAGGTAACGGAACAGGAAACGATATAAGATCAAGCATAGGCGTGCCTACTGGAGAATCTGGTTCTCCAAATACTGGCGGCGGCGGTGGCGGAGCAGGACGTACAGGCGGAGAATCGTCACGAGGTGGCAACGGCGGCAGCGGTATTGTTATGATAAGATATTTGAGGTAAAAAATGGCAGATTTAAATAATACTCACATCGATAGCACTGGGTATTTACAACTTCCTACAAGTAATAGACCTGTTACTCCTAGTAATCGAAATATAAGATTTAACAGTGACAGAGGAGAAGTAGAAGCATACGATGGCACTAAATGGGAAAACACAGAAGAATATCCTGTCAACATTCCTGCTAACTGTTTGTTATATTTAGATGCTTCAAATCCTCAAAGTTACCCTGGTACAGGCACTACTTGGTACGACCTTAGCGGTAACGGAAGAAATGCTACACTAAACAACATGTCATTTGAAAAAACCGCAGGAGGAGCATTTGCAACAAACGGAAGCACTAGTTATGCAAGCGTAGGAATTCCAGATGCTACATCAGCACATACTTGTATTGTATGGGGACGCAGCGACTACAGAAGCACCGGTGGACAAAGTTCTACTGACAGAAAAACAATTTTTAAAAGTAGCGGTGACTGGAATCCAGGATTATGGATGACAAATGGTATGATTCGTCCCCACGCAACTGGAGAATATAGAGACCACTATTGGCGTAGTCCGGGATGGCTAGACTACGATTGGCACATGTATGGACAGATATGGGATGGAACAAATGTTTATCTAATACTAGATGGACACATAATTTTACCTACCAATGGTAGAACTTCATATGCCCCTGGTTATGAAAGCACATTGTATATAGGCAATGAAGGTACTAGCAGCACAACCGGTTGGTTAGGACATGTATCACAAGCAGCATACTTTAATAGAGTATTATCAGCAAAAGAAATAAGCGATTTATACACTGCGCAAGCGGGAAGACATGGTAGATCTACTTTAGGAAGTTACTCAAACCCTGCCCCGCATGCTACTGCAATCTTAAAAGATAACCCTTATGCACCGTCGACATACTACTGGATTAAACCAGCAACATCATCGGCAGCATATTATGTATATTGCGATATGGATTCAGACGATGGTGGTTGGATGCTAATGATTAATGCACGATCAGGAAATGGTGGCCAATACTACAACAATAATGCTTACGGACAAAGTACTGTTCACGGAATCTCAAATGTTGTAGAATATAATAAGTCTACAACATCCATGTATAGCAGAGATACCATTAACGAGTTTATGGATTGTCCTGGATTCAAATATGGACGTATTACTCCAGGTCCTGGAGTAAGTATTAACAGTCCGTTTACAGGACTGTACCAAAGAATAGGTACTGGAAGAAATAAAGAATGGGGCGGAACAAATTTTGATTGTTCAAACCGTAACAATATTCCGTTAATAGGAACTAATAGATACGATTGGTGCATTGTGCAATATCAAAACTGGAGTGATGCAACACAAGCAACAAATGGACAAACTGGAACATACACTGGCGGTAATCACTATTTTCCTACAACCTACGATAGTAACTATCAAAACTTCTGGAAAGGAAGCGGCGACGGAATTAGATGGAGTAGTGATTTTAGAAACAATAACTACAGCTCAATAGGTCAAAATGCAAGCCCGGGTTATTTTTGGATCAAGGTAGTGTAATGCAATTTATACATGCAAATAATAACGATATTATATGGAAAGATTGTTATCCTAAAACTGCAATAAAATATAGAATTATTGCTGAAAAACTTTTAGAAACAGATCCTGAAAGTAGGTCGATAAGTAACGAAGGCGGCTATCAAAGTATAGACGATCTTAATCATAGATCAGATTTTCAAGAACTAATTGATATTATTGAAACACAGGCAAACGTTCAAATACACGAAGAACTAGAACTAATAAAAGATGTTAAGTTTACAGTTATTAATATGTGGGCAAATATTAACTGGAAAGGAAATTATAATAGTTTTCATGCTCATGTTAATCCTCCTTCGCAAAATCGAATCGCAAACACACCAATATTAAGTGGTGTATTTTATGTAAATGTACCGGAAAATTCTGGAAGAATCGGATTTTCTCCGTCTAAGGTAAATTATCAAAAAATAGGTCTTGATGCACCTAGGGTACAGATACCAGAAATATTTTTAAAAAATATTGACAATCCTTTATTAAATAGTGTATACTATGTTGAGCCTCAAGAAGGCGATTTGCTAATATTTTTTAGTGATCATATACACGGGGTCGAACAAAGCAATGCAAAAGATACAGACAGAAGAATAAGTATAAGTTTTAATCTAGGACTAGAACTAATAGATAAGGAGAATTAACGTGGCACATTTTGCAAAAATAAATGAAAATAATGAAGTTGTGGAAGTTATCGTTGTCAATAATAACGATATTAAAAATCTTGAATTTCCTGAAAGTGAATCAGTAGGACAAGATTTTTTAAGATCAATTGGTCTTGATGGAACATGGTTACAAACTAGCTATAATAAAAAATTTAGAGGTAACTATGCCGGTCCGGGATTTACTTACGATTCAACCCTCGACGCATTTATTTCTCCTAAGCCACATGATAGCTGGGTATTTGATGAAGGTTCTTATGGCTACAAAGCTCCTGTTGCGCCACCTTTAGACTCGTCTAAAATGTACGATTGGGACGAAACTTCAAGATCATGGAAAGTTACGAATTAAGGTTACTATTATATGTCAATAGCAACAACTTGGTACCTAGAAACAAAAGGGTTTGAAGCATGGGCATATATAGATAATTTTCTATCAGCAGATGAGTGTGAAAAAGTTAAAGAAATTGCAAACAAGCATGTCAAAGAACAGGCATTAATAGATTCTGGTCTTAATACTGAAATTAGAAAAAATACAGTTGCCTTTTTAAATAGTGCAGTAAAAGACGACCAATGGATTTATAGAAAAATAACAGATGCTATAAATTCTATGAATAAAACTTTTTGGAATTTTGATTTAGATTATATTGAAGTTTTGCAATACACTGAATACAACAATACAGGCGACAAATATAAAGCACATTTAGATATAGGTAAAGATTATATTCATTATAGAAAATTAAGTTTTACTATCCTATTAGACGATCCTTCCACTTATGAAGGTGGCAATTTTTTAATACACACTAGAAGCGAAGGAGAGTCGACTCATAAAAAACAAGGTACTATAATTGCATTTCCTAGCTTTATATTACACGAAGTAACTCCTATTATAAAAGGTTCTCGATCAAGTTTAGTTGGATGGGTATGTGGTCCTGCATTCAAATAAAAGAATAAATATTACATATAAGGACAGAATATGGCAGCAACATCAGCGCCAATAGTAGACAGAATACGAATAATACCAAGACCGACTGATTTTTTAGATCGTAATGTTGGTTCTTCTGGAGAAGTATTTTTCTCAAAAGAAACTAACAGTTTAAGAGTTTATAGCGGCGCAATAGCAGGTGGGTACGAACTTGCTAAAACAGATTTAACAAATATCTCTAACAGCGACTTCGCAGCAAAAGCGACAGCAGCAGGCATCGGTGGCGGCAATATTGATGATTCTACTTTTGCAAGAAATGAAGACTTAGCACAAGTTTCATTTACTGGAAGTTATAACGATTTATCTGACCAACCAACTATTCCAAGTTTAGCAGGGTATGCCACTGAAAATTATGTTGACAATGCTATTGCAAATATAGAAATATCTCAAGGAACTATAACAGATTCTTTTACTTTTGCTGTCGCTGCTGACGATTCTACATTACGAGTTATTTCATCACATGAATCTATACAGTTTATCGGTGGCACTGGCATCACAACTTCAAGTGATGCAGAAGGTAATATTACTATTACTTCTACATCCAGTGCAGGTACATTTGCAGGATTAACAGAAGCAGGGACTGCTAGTTTAACTATTGATAAGATATATCAACCAGCAATAACAATGCTACGTGTTGATAATGTTGGTACTTCTGCATTTACGTTTAGTCCACATTACGCAGGAAATAATCCAACTGTATATACTATATCTGCAACTACAATAGCATTTGATTTAGATAATATTAGTGGGCACCCTTTTGAAATACAAGATTCATTAGGTGTTGCCTTCAATGATGGGTTAGTGCATGTTGCATCTAATGGAACTGTTAGCACTGGTGCAAGTGCTCAAGGAAAAGATTCAGGGACATTATACTGGACTCCACCTGAAACAGAAGGCGGCACATTCCGTTATCAATGCCAAACACACATAGCAATGGTTGGTGCTATTTCTGTTAAAAGGTTGTCGTTAATTTAAATCGTTTACAATCTTATATAAACGTTTTCTAACTTCCGCAAGACGACTAACAAAATCTCGTGACTTAGAAGGATCAGGATATCCTTTTTCAAGAGTTGCATGCTCATTATCAATAAGTGTTGCTTGATGTTTATATTCTTTTATTAATTTTTCAACTTCTGTTTTCAATTTAGGATTAGAAATACGAGTCACAGTTTCATTAAAAATCTTTAAATCTGTAATATAATTTTTTGTTTTTGTTAACTGTAACGGCATTCTATCTACCTATACTAGAAGCAGGCAGTGCAATATAATAATCTTTAGCATCATTGCCATTGCTTGTTTGTGCTACTGAACTTCCTAAATCAACGCATTCCAATGACACAGGAGTCATAGGTTCTACTTTGTGTACAGATCCTTCTGGAAGTTCTTGTTGATAAATTCTTCCGTCTTTTGTATCGATCCATCGAACAATAAACTTACCGTTGTTTACAAACCAACTTTTACTAGTTTCCTTATGAAAATGAAAAGGTGTACGATCTCCTGGACGATTAAAAATTAAAATCTTACCACAGTACGAGTCTTCATCTGCCCAAGTAATTTCCATGCCCCAGTCACGTTTAAAATCTTCGTTGCTCATATTAATTGATCTATCAGTTGAAATACAGTTTCTAACTTGTTTAAGTTAGTTTTTTTATTTAAAGTATTTTGTAGTCCATAGT